TCAACATCACATCATAAGATTCGCTCTTAGATAAAAAGTATCCACTTTGAGAATGAAACGCATTACGAATCAAATTGTAGATTTTATAGTCGTGTTCATTCATTTTGCTCATTCTTTACTCCAAATTCTATCTAACATAAAATACCATAAGGCATTAATTAGAGGTTCTACAATAGCATCTTTAAAATTTACCCCAACCAGTTTTACCACTAAGATACAACTCAGTTGATAGTTTAAGACCTAACCAACAATCCTTAAAAAACTTTTTTATCTTTTTCATTCTACTGCGTATAAGTCTACGTTATTCTCATTCATAATACGATTGAATTCTTCTCTTACCTCTTCAAGTGCATCATATTTCTCTTGACTCATTTCATCGGGAGCATATTTAATTTGTGCTCGTAAGTATTGTTCCATCTCCCAACAAACGTGTTTCCAATCACCACCTTGAAGGGCAAGGTCGAAATCAACTTGGTCTTCAGGTAGATTAAAAGTTAAAGTTGCTTTCATTTCTCTTTAGTTTTAAAATTCAATACTAATCCCACCAATTAACCAACATAACATAACTTCTAAATTACCATTTAATCTCCTGCTATAAGTTATTTTCAGGGTTGGTAATATGTAAAATTGACCTACTTGTTGAAATGTGCTTATCTTCATTTCTCTTTTGTTTTAAAGGTTTAGTATTATTTTGTGTAACTACCCATTTTGTGGTATATAGCACGAATTATTACTATTTGCCATTGTCTACAACTATTTCGTATCCATCTTCGTTAGGGATGAATCCAGTTACTCTACCTTCCATTTCAAAGAAAGACATATCCAATCCCTTACTGATATACGGGCCACCACTTGGGTCTACCATTGTGATGGTATCCCAATCAGAGTATACCAACTCACGATATGCTTCAGCAATCTCTGACCATTTACGAGTTTCCACATCGTAGTGGTGAACTTCCTTAATGAACTCTTTCATAGATAGTGTACCACCATCTTTCTTATATTCATTGTATGCATCATCATACACATTAGCCACTCCAAACCGAGCGTGTTCAAAGTTACCACTCCATTGGATGTTACCTTTCTCATTGTATTCAAATGTGAATACATCATTGTATCGGTTAATAAACTCTTTCATAGTGTTACAATATACAAAATTATTTTGACATTTCCAAATTTGAATATTGTTTAAATCCAATAACTTTCACAGGCCCTGCCACCTTGAGTCTCCTCTTGTCAATAGCCAGTTTAGTTAGGTCTAACAATTCAACATCGGTTTCGTTGTCCAACCACTCGATGAACAACTTTGTCAGTAGTTTTCTTTTTAACTTATTCATATAACTTGTTTTGCGTATTTCTTGATTTCAGAACTTGAAAGTGAAGCTGCCAACCTTGGGTCTTTTTGTGCTTTCTTGTTGTGGAACGCCTTCTTGAGTTTAGGTACAAGACACGTTAACACATCATCACACGACATCTTCCAACACTCGACAATACCTGTACTATCAAATCTAGCGATGTAGTGATTCTTATACTTACCTATCTTTTCGTTGTTGAGGTAATCCAATTGTTCTTCCCAAGTGTTGTGAACTGATATACCCTTATACGCTCCACTAATTCTTTTACCAATCGTGGATTTGTATTCACACTCACCATCTTCATCAATACCATCAGCTCCACTTAGTGTGTCAGAAACTTTGTGACCAAGTTCAATGGCCATCAAAATCTCTCTACTCCTTGCGTATGAGAATGGGTCACCCCATCCACCTTCTGAACAGGCCTCCATCATAAGACCCCATCCTTGTTTAAATTTCTCTGCTGTTGTCATATATTAAATAAACAATTTATAATCCGATTCAGCCTTTATAGCTGCAACCTCATATGGGTGGTCGTTGTAATTGTAACCCATATTGTAATATCTCGTGAACCAACTCGGACTTTGTAAGTAGTGTTGGTATTCGTGAATCAAGGTTTCTATAATTATCTTTCTACTTTTCATCTGAGGCCAGTAGATAGTGATTTCGTTCATCATCCAACAATACTCACCGTCACAAGAATCCTCCTCACCTTGAGCACCTTCCTCATCAGAATACTTTTCGTAAATGTTCTTGTGTAACTCAATATAAGGAGTACACTCTTGAAACTTTGAGAATCCGTAGTGTTCTTCTATCTTCGGAAGAACCTCGTTAACTATCTCTTGAACTTTTGATTTTGTCATATCACTCAAGTTTACACTACTAAAGTACGAATAATTTTTGATACTTCCAAATTTCTAATGTTAAGAAATTGTTAAATTTTACTTTAAGTATGAGGGGCCGTAGAAACTCCATTGGTCAGTACCTTTAAAGATATTACCTCTACTATGTTTAGCGGGGGCGTTCCAACCGGCAGCCATTAACAAATCTCCCATAGAAATAGGACAGCCTTTAAGAACTCCATCTTTCATAGAGACAAATCCCCATACTGAAGTTCTATCGATAATCTTAACATACTTCTGCCCCTTCTTAAAAGTTAGGGGTTGATACTCGGTGTGTGTGAAATTACTATCCCAATACACTTTTCTTTTTTGGTTGACTTCATCCAACCACTTTTCAAACTTTGTCATATTAATATACTATAAAATCAATTAATTCTTCTCCGATACCCACTCCATTCTTAGTGACCTCATAATTAGGGTCAGCGCCTGACTGAAGAACATAGTCAGTAAGTTCATCAATAGAATTGAAACTTTCGTTGAAGTGGGGATTATTTAGTGAATACATATCTTTGTTTTTCTCATCATTACATAGTAAATGTAGTGATAATATTTTTAATAAACAAATTTTTAATGTTAAATTTATGTTAAATTTATCAACAAGTTATTAACATACATTTTCACTATTCGGCGTCTAACTCATTGATTATCAGACTTTTGTTTGATATACGACCTTATAGAAAGTACAATATGGAGCATACCATACATTAGTAGAGTATAACCAAACATCATTCTTAGTCCAGATACTATCTTATTAATCATAACTAAAAGGGTAGGTTATCTATGGTAACTGAATACACCGAATACCAAGTATCATACAATGCTCTGAACACCTTTCTGTATAACGAAGGTAATTCATCATCCATCATAAAAGACTTAGGTGTTACTAATGCATTAGGATTACACATTAGAGTCACTTGTGTCAAGGTACTATTAGAAGTTAGTTCAACAGGCACTCCCTTGTAGTGTCCAAGGTAAGTATTAGCCTTAGATGTAGATTGTGTCATCCTAATTAAGGCTTTCCATTCTTGTGTGGTCATAAAAAAAGTGATATAAAAACAAATTAGCTAAATACTATTATATAGACATATACTCATTGTACATATAACGAAAACTGTTTTCTTCTGCATATAGTTATTTTATTTTATGTGATTCATCAAACCCTCTAAACCATAGTGGCCATAGAACACCTAATATTAAAATCACTCCTACTAATTTAAAACCTGTAACTCCTGTTACACTAAATTCTTTCCGTACGTCACCATTCAAGGAAGTTAATCCATTGAGCACAATAAAAAATACGACACCTAACAAATATATATGCCAAATTGTCATCATAATTACAGTGAATATCATTTCAATCATTCTTTTGAATTTTCAATTATTAAATAAGTCAAAGACTTAATACTATTACAATATACAAAATCCCTTACACATATCCAAACGTAGCTAAATAAATTTCAGCGCCATCGTGATTTCACGAGCGTGGAGGGGAGTTTCCCTAAGAGAGAAAAACCGGGCTCCGCATATAAACCGACCACAGCCCACCGTAACTTATTGATTTACAGTGGATTACACTAAAATGCCACCACCCCCCTGCGCGAGTATCTTTCATCGCCTATAACGACTTATGGGGGCTTCGGGCGGTTTTATAGCTTCCCCTACCCTAATAGGCGGGATGCCCGAAGGCATTGGGGGTGTAGGGGGTTTGGGATTCCTTCACAACTTGTCTGGCGGTGAAGTATTGGAGTTTTTTAATGGCAAACTCTGCCTGTTCCAACTCACCAGCATTGATGAACTTGTTCACCTTGTACTGCCAATACTGAATCTTGGGGAGATACCCCTGTGGATACTTACTACTCATATATACTATATAATTTAGCTATTTAATTTTTATTTCACTTCAATTCCTAATCCTTCCAAGATAACCTTGGCTCTTTCTGGGTTCTTCTTAGTACTACTATCAGTATAGTACTTAACCACTTCAGAGAACTCACGACCCTCACTAATCACCTCATAGAGGATAGCTTCCACCGTACCGAACTTAGCTCGGTTGTTTACATTCACATACTTAACACCGGCTTGAATCTCGTTTCCGTTGTCAGACACCGCTCCGGATGACTCATAGCTCTCGTAGATGTCGAACATTCCGTTGAACTTACCATACTCCCATTGGTGGGCGAATCGGTTAATATTGTCGTAAATGGACAGGGCGATGGGGTTACCCAATTTGTCGTGGACATAAACATCAAGAGAGTTACCACCACTAAAGGAGGATGAACTCACCTTACATACTACATTAGGATAATTCTTCTTAACAAATTGTTTCACCAAAGACCCAGCCTCTGCGTGACTGATGTAGATATACTTACCTTGTTTACCACTCCAACTGGCATAGTTACGAACACACTTGTCAGACAACTCGTAGATTTCACCACCGAGGGCGATTTGGATTTTTTTGTTCTTCATAACTTTCATATTTCTCATTCTTACAGTACTAATGTACGACATTATTTCCATATATACAAGCCTTTAATGTTAAATAATTGTTAAATAATTGTTAAATCTACAAGAAATATCACCTCCGTGAAACCCAACGGTGGCGGGGCTCGCACGGAGATTGTGCTCCATAGGCTCTTTTTTTTATATAAACAGCACTCCCACGATACTAATATACGACAATATATGCAACCAGCCAAAAAAAGTATGTTAAATTTTTGTTAAATTTTTGTTAAATTTTAGCTCTCAGGCCTGTTACAAATGTGACATCGTGTCAGGTTTTGTGTTACAATTGTAACCAAAAAAAGTTATCCACAAAGGGCTGTTAATAACTTCTCTGTCAGAAATTTTGCTTTTCCGCGCAAAAAACGTATGAGCCCTCCCCAATTTCTAGCTATACCTCATCACCCCCCTAATCCTTTTGTGTGTTTGTGTTAATTGTGGTAAAATTAAACCTTTGTGAGATTCGGTGGGTTTGTTGACCCTTACGGCTAGATTCCAATAATGGTAAACAAGGTGTTGTAGTGTATTAATAGTGTGGTGTTTTACTGTAAAGTGGTAAAAGGTGGGAGAAAGGGGGAAAATAACACTCTTTTTTTGAGGATTTGTGGGGATTCGGAGGGATACGGAGGGCTGAAGGAAGATTTAAAGCATAAAAAAGCCCTCTTGGTGAGGGCTGGAAAGTTTGGTGGTACGGAGGGGTCGTTCTACCCTTATTCAGCTAAAATAATTCTTTCTAATTACGAGGTAATTAGTGTCTCGTAAATACTACTCTTGTAGTATTATACGACCGTAGTTATGGTCTTCTCTGAACCATTTATAGTCGTGTTCTTTAAGAAAGTTCTCTACTATCTCTATCATATGGGGTGAATTGCCTGTAATGATTGACCATCCTTCAGTAGAATGGTATCCTAATAGGTTCTCTTCTAATAAGGGAATTACTTCTTTGTGTGTTACTCCGTGTAAATCTACTCTCTTACTCATACTATATATCCCTTATACATTCTATTGATATATTCATAATCCCACAAATTTCTTTCTATCCTATATTGATGAAAGTATCTTAGAGACATCAACGAACCTTTCCATTTGGTTGGTCGTTCAATGTAAAATTGAATAGACTTTGTATGGTGGTCTACGTTAACCCATATCTCTATATCTTTTGGGATTCTTTCCTTCATATAATCTTTGATTAAGAGAGACGCTAGTCTCATATCTTATATTTCTTCTTGTATTTATCCACAAAACCTTCACCCATTCCTACATCCAATATCTCATATTTATGAGGTATGGGGGGCTTTCGTGTGGTGGTGGAAATTATTCTATCAACCGTCTTATCATCAAAGGTCTCCATATATACCTTTCCACCCTTTCTTTTCCTATATGTAACTACAATCATACTTTAAATCTTTGATTTATATTAGAGACGCTAGTCTCATTATATATTAGTGTCTCCAAACCAGTCATCATACTCATCTTTTAATCCATCCATTAAGGTGGAGTCCCAGTCCTGTAATTCATTTAGGATAGAAGGATTTGGAAGTTTATCTTCCAAATTTTTCTTGGACACACGATATCGTTCGTGTCCTCCACGATGTGGGTCGGTCTTACTCATCTCTACCTTGATTTAAATCATTAAGGATTTCTTCTTCGGTAATCTTAATTGAAATGTAAGGTCGTTGTGCGTTGTCTACGATTCTTGACCATTCATCTTCTTGGACTTCTTCGATGTGGGTGTTTGTGGGCTGTGTCTTGTTTCCGAATGACTTCTTCTTGAACTCGTTGATTAGTTCATAGATGTTTTTCATATTACTCCTTTGTTTTATTTAAAAATATATAATAGCTCCCTTTAACTATATGTATTACTTCTCTACTAATTGGAGTTAATTTATAGTCTTTTATTTCACTAAAAGTTACAAATTTAACAGACTGATGGTCATTCATCTTTGCTTTCCCACTCTCGTACTTCAATAAGAATGGATACACCATTATATCTTTTATCTCTCGTTCGGGTATTAAGTAGTATGGTATCACCCCAATTTCTAACTCTTCCATCCACTCTCTTTTGACAGCCTCATCGGGCGTCTCATTGGGTTCTATTTTACCACCTGGCAATTCCCACAAATCTGGATATGATATATTGTCTGACTTTCTCTGACCTATAAGGAATCTATCCTCATCTATTAACATACCCGTTACTATTGTCATACTACTATAATTCCTGCTGCTTCGTAATCGAATGGTATTCCATATTTTTCACTTTGTGTAATCATTATCTCCGTAATCATCCACATTTTTTCTGGTTGTGTATTCCATAAAAGGGAAGTCACAAAGAACTTCCCTAATATACAATCATCATTTGGAATACCTGCGTAGTGTATCACAAATATCCCCTATCGTTTCAATTCTACTTCTACTTCATATTCACTTACGCGTAAGTGAACGAATTTAATAATAGAAAGAGCTCTTTCATTGAATTTTGAATCGACAAGGACAAATGTAGCTTCTCTTACGATTTTACCATCATCATATGCTACTTCAATGGCTGATAGTTCTGCACATAACTCCCCATTATAATACACATCCGTTCCATCATATGTTAGCCCACTTGTATCAACATTCTTTAATGGATTAACTGCACAACTTGTTAGAAATAGAAAGAAAAGTATTAGAATCGCTCCAACGAAGCCAAGACCTACAATCCTATACGAATCTTTCATTTGTTTGGGGGTTCTTCCTTGATTGCTTCTGTATTGTCTTTTATTATTCATATTATTAATTTATTGTTCGATTATAAAACTAAACCAATCTTCACCAGCTACGTTAATATTTGGAAAATAGAACTTCCAATGATTACCTTTGAAATGTATGGTCTTATAGAATCCTCTTGGGATTGCTGCACCACCTGGTACTCGTTCGGGATTTTCCGTGAAATCTACCTCAACGATTACTACCACCTCAAAGAACTTAGCAAGGTCTCTCTCAAATCTCTCCAACTCTTTCCACGGCCCTCTATTGAGTCCTTCGTGTTGTAAAGCACAATTTAGATAGGTAAATGTTTTTTTGATTGTTTCTTTATCACAATTGAACGCATTAGCGGGTGCAAGGTGACCTCTATCCCATTCGTTGTCTTTGTAATCTTCGTTATCTGAAGTATGAACATTATCATATCCATACCACGAGATTCCACTTCGGCCTTGTTCGCCAGTTGGACATTCTACTCTATATTTTAGTTTGATTGGTTGTTCATAATCCTCAGAGTAGGTAACTGTAAAGATATCAGTTACGATTGTTACCCTGTCCTGCGCGAATACTGATGTAAATCCACAAGCCAAGAAGAATCCCACAAACAATAGCAACACCCATTTACTCTTCATCATCATCTCCATTTTCTAAATAAACATCCGTTCGTGCTTCTGCCATAAGTTCATCCTTAGCATCGGCTACATTATCCCAAAGAGAGTCCCACTTTTCATCGTAGTTCTCATCTTCTGAATTTGGTATTTTATCACTCCAATCCTCAGAGTAATCAACCATCTCACCTCTCCACATACATCCACCTCCAATGAAGTTTAATCCCTCATCTTCAAATGTGAATGAAATCTCTACATCTTCATCGACCTCGGAAAGAACATTCCATAGTTGTTCAATCGCTTCCTTTGGCCAAGACCAAGCTGAAGTGGTGTTGATTTCACAATATTCATCTTCGATTTGGGAATCATCAATATAACACCATTTAGCTCCCATATCTTCGGTATATTCTCCTCGGTCATATTCTACCGATTCATCAAGGTTGTATAATTTTTTATACCACCACATAGTTTGTTGTTGGTCTTCCCAACTGGCACCTCTGAACATATCTATCATTTTTTGATAGACTTCATTGTTGTCAGATGTTACCTCAATCCAAGTCGAAACGTGATTTGCCATTTTATTTTGTATTTGTTGAGCCACTTATTGGTGTAATATCATCCCAATAAATGAAAATTTGTTTATTATTCATTCTAATATACGAAATTATTTTTAATTATCCAAAAGTTTTGGGTCTTCTTTTTCTTCTGGCTTTAAATCATCAGGTAAGTCTTCATTAGAAACCTTTTGTTTGGTTTCTTCTTCTACACGTTTTACACAAAACAATCTATCCTTTTTATTACCAGTTCCCCATAACCATCCAATTGTTCCTTTGATTCTACTTATTTCTTCTTCTATCTGATTTAAATTCTTTTGTAATATCACCTCATCGTTATTGTCTAACTCGTAATCAATATCATATTCCCCAGCGTAAGATAACATAGAGGCCAAGTTTTGTGATTGATATGCATTATTCAATTTCTGAAATGATTCATCCGTACCACCTCGGTCAGGATGAAGTTTCGCGGCTAATTTCTTATATAGGTTTTTTACTTTTTTTGGAGCGTTTCTTAACAACTCACGTTGTTCTTCCAACTCCTTTTGGCGAGCTTTTCTATCCTCTTCTGCTTTTTTGTAGTGTTCGGTTGGGTCTTCGAATCTGACCTCACCCGTATCTTCATTTACCCAAGCTTCCTTCGGAGATTGATAGTACTTGGAAAAATACTTATCAAAATCCGAAGTGTAAGTAATCATATCTTCTTTTACAATATCTAATTCAAGTTGGAGATATTCATACTTCAGTTGAAGCATTTTGAGTTTTTTGTTCACTACTCATCCTTGGAAGGTTCATTTACTATCATACATTCAGTAGTAAGTAGTGTACTAGCAACTGAAACAGCCTTCTCAAGTGCAGTTCTTGTAACTTTTGTTGGGTCAATGATACCATTTTCAATCAAGTCACCAAATTCCTCAGTAACAACATTATATCCCATCGTTGGTTCTAAATCAGTTGGTGCTGATTCAAATCTATCCAAAATTACATCTGGTTTCAATCCAGCATTTTCTGCGATAGATTTAAATGGAGCGTAACAAGCTTTCAATACAATATCATATCCCTTAACTTGGTCATCGTTGTCACCATTCCAAAGTGGAGATTTGATACTAGCGTGAATCAAAGCAGAACCACCACCTGGCACAATACCTTCTTCAACGGCTGCTTTGGTAGCGAGAAGAGCGTCATCGATTCTATCTTTTTTCTCTTTCATCTCAATCTCTGATTGTGCTCCAACTTTAATTACTGCAACACCACCACTCAACTTAGAAAGTCTCTTTTGTAGTTTTTCTTTCTCAAAATCAGATTCAGAGGCTTCAATCTCGTTCTTCACTTGTTTGATTCTCAAATCTAACATATCAGTTTCACCGTGACCACCAACGATTACAGTTTCTGATTTGGTTGATACAATTCTATCAGCACCACCAAGGTCATCCAAAGTAATGTCTTCAAGGTCTTTACCCACACCACCAAATAGAGTAGCGCCGGTAAGTGCGGCCATATCTTTTAGAATTTCACTTCTCTCATTACCGAAACCAGGAGCTTTTACAGCCAAACACTTCAAGGTTTGTCTTGCAGCGTTCACGACCATAGTAGCGAGTGCTTGACCTTCAACTTCGTGAGCAATCACAACTACTGATTGATTCTTACTTGAAACACTCTCAAGAATACCCACAATATCATCCATCTCTACAATCTTACCATCGTACAATAAGATACTTGGTTCTTCCAATGCACAATTTAGCTTCTCTTGATTGTTAATAAAGTAGTGAGATAAGTAACCTCTATCAAATTGTAACCCTTCTACAATATCAAGTTCATCATTACCACTTTGACCTTCTTCGACAGTGATTACACCATCTCTACCAACTTGGTGCATAGCTTCAGCCAACATATCACCAATAGTCTCATCACCATTAGCTGAGATTGTAGCTACTTGTTTGATTTGGTCGTTAGTCTTTACTGAAATAGAAATTTCATCTACCAACTTATCAACGATATCTTTCGAAGCAGCGACCATACCTCTCCTAATTTCGATAGGATTAGCTCCTGCTTTTACAGCATCCATACCTTCGTTGAAGATATATTGAGCCAAAACAGTAGATGTTGTTGTACCATCACCAGCATTGTCGGCTGTTTGTTGGGAAGCTTCTTTAATAACTTGTGCTCCCAAGTTTTTAGTGGAGTCCGTAAATTCAATAGACTTTGCGACAGTAACCCCATCTTTTGTAATGTGAGGAGATGCTTCAGTTTGAATGATAACATTTCTACCCCTTGGGCCCAATGTCACCTTTACAGCATCAGCGAGTTCATTTACACCCTCTGAAAGTTTCTTTCTTGAATCTTCTCCGTGAAATACTTGTTTACTCATAACTTATTTACCTTTTTGTTTTTCTCTTGCTTTTTTAATTTGTTCTGCTCTCCATTGTGGTTGTTTACCACGAAGGTTTCCTCTGAGATTGTGGAAACAATTATAACATAAAAATCTTATGTTGTCTTTTTTGTGATTTGTCCAGTCATCATCCATATGGTCAAGAATCAATGGTATTGTACCATCAGTCAATCTTTTCTCATTGTAACCACATTGGTGACATTCGTGGGGGAAATCTAAATCTTTTTTATGTGAATTATTAATTAATCGTTTTTTCAATAGGAATACAGGATATTCAGGATATTTACCATCCAAAATGTCATCCAAAGCGTATTTACCTTGACTAACATTGTATGGTTTTTTAACACCCTTACCTCTCTGATTCTTGTGTAAGTCCCAAAGAGTTTTTCCTGTTTCTTCATCAATGTATAATTTGGAATACTTTTGATACGTGGTCAAAGATACATTTAGGAATCTAGCACCACCTGAGTTTGACTTTGAGTTCTTCATAGCGTATCTAATCTGAGCCTCAGTCAAATTCAAGGGAGTTCTACCTTTCCCAAGAACGTATCCGTTTGATAATTTTTGACCCTTTTTCATTTTCGTAACTCCATTTATAATAAATATGGACTAAGCGTATTTTAAGACTATACTTTCTAAAAATTGGAAATCTTTAAATGATAGTGTTATGTTATCCACTCTTACCTTTTGTTCCAAATCATACAACTTTCGTTTGTCTTTATAAGATAGTACTCCTTTTATATGTTTTGGATTTGAATATAGTATTGATTTTACACCACTAATCATCATAGAGTGGCGATATAGTTCATTATGGATGAGTTCACCTATTTCCATAATACTTGAATACAAATCAATAAGGTTGCTAGAATCAAAGATATTACAGTTTTAGGAGTCATACCTTGATTAAACAAGACCGACACCCCAATAGCGTAAATAATCATTCCGATTCCAAATCCAATAAATCTGGCTGGCCAAAACACACCACCTAATCCATCGATGGTATATCTTGTAGCCCAAATGTAACAAAATGAAATAGGCACACCAAATATGGCAAGTATTAGTGAATTTTCTTTAGCCCAATCCCATTTGAATTGAGAGTTCAATTGTAAAAATACAGCGATGTGTCCTATAAAGAACCAAAAAATTCCTATGAGTAATCTAATATTCATCATCAATAATTTCACCATCATCATATGCTTCGGTTGATGGTAGTCCCGAATAGTGACAATATTGTTCATACCAATATACATCATCCACAAAATCTTCGTGGTCTTCGTTAAGAGGGTTGTTCCCCTTCATCTTTTCGGATTCAATCCAGCGTTTAGTTAGACCCATTGATTAACATTAAAATTTCTTGTTCACGATACATATTGTACTTCTCACCATCCAACTTCATTTGGATGCCGGTGTTTGGTACAATTACTTTGTCACCTTCTTTAAGGTTCATTGGAATGAGTTTACCATTGGCTGTATAGATACCACTACCTACAGCTACTACTTCACCCTTCATCTGCTCTTTAGCATCTGATGGTTTGTATAGCCCACCTTTAGTTTTCTCTTCTTCTTTGATTACTTTAACCAGTACATAATCGTTCAAAGGTTGATATTTCATAACTTGTTTCCTTTTATTTTAAACTAATATACGAAAAATATTTCGTATTACAAAATTCTTTTTAATATTTCTATGAAATCCCAAATATCTGATGAGGTATTGAATTTTACTTCAGTTTCCATTATCAAAACAAAGATACCATCTGAATCCCATTCATCGGATGCGTTTGATATGAGTGTTAACCCACCCAAGTCTAAATTGTAGTAGCACCAATCTTGTGGTGACCCACTACTTTCTGCGGTTTCATCGACCCTTTCGAATCCAAGGTCGATTAAATCTTGTTCGTTCATTATGTGTCCTCCTTTACCTAACTATACTAAAAGATACAATTCCATCACAATTTGTACAAATTTTTGTGTCAATTCTTCCTCTAACACAAGAATCGTGCTCCCACAACTCTACTACGTTCTGAGAAGTACACTCACATTTGGAATCCGTACATTTCTTCCAACCATACTTTTTTAGGTTAGGATGTTTAGTCCACTCTTCCCTTAAATAAATCATAGACTTACATTTTCAAAACCACCATTCTTTGGAACAGCGATTGCTTTAGCTCTGACTTCGTTAGGGTTTCTTTCACTATTGTTATTGATTAGGATTCTCTCGGCTCTCCCAACCCCCATCACAAGTTGGTGGAATGGAATACCTAACAAATCCATCTCTTGAATAGTGTCATCCCTTAGTTCTTCAGGTCTAGCAGTCGTTAAGACTATGTGGTGACCTTCTTTGAACCATTGAGTCATCTTCTCTACAACGCCTGGCAAAGCCACACTTAGAAAAGGGTCTAACTCTTCAAATTTGACTTGATGTACTAATGTTCCATCAATGTCGGTGAAAATAGTTTTTGGTTTCATATTTTTAAATTATTATCTCTCATTACAGTACTAATATACAAAAATATTTGTATATATCCAAATATTAATGTTAAGAAATTGTTAAGTTTTACCAATTTTCTTTGGCTTTTTGTTGGTCTGATTCTACCCAACTGAACAATCTTGTATCTTCAATGTCGTGAAGAACTATTGTTTTATCAGTAACTCTATTATCATAGAAATATTCATAACCAAACAAAGCCACATCAGAATCACAATATTTAATGATTTCATCTGAAAACATTTTACACCCATTTGCCCAATAAATGTCGGTGTAAGTATCCAAACATACATTTACAATTCTTGAATTAGGAGCCGACCCATACACGGTACAATCAACTAATGTGTTGTTGTCTTGTGAGGGTTTCATACCTGAGAAGAATGTATGATTTGGATTTAGTTTGTCAAGAATTTTATCAAATGACTGAATTGGGTTACAATCCACATCAACGTAGATACCACCATAGTCTCTCAACAATAACAATCTAATTCTATCACAAATAAAAGCCCATTTATATAATTGAGGGTCTTTTGTATATTCTTTAAGAAACGGGTCATCCTTGTAAAGTTCCGTAAATACTTCGTTACCCCACAATTTATGCTCGTAATCAGGATTTACCAAAGACATTCTCTTGACAAATTCTTGACAATGTTTTGGCATTTCGTTGTCCCCAATCCACAACTGATGGATTATCTTGGGTATTTTTATTTCACTCATATCAACTTGTTTCGTATAAATATTTTTTTTAAAGTTAGTAAGACAAGTGACTTAACTTTGTACCAAGTCTTTTCATATGTTTACAAGGAGTATATCTACTAAACTCTCTAGCTTTACACTCACAATCTACAATTTTATAATCAGTTACCTTCACATTATAGTAAGATAGTTTACCTGTCTTTTTATTCCTACTACCCATTTCACGATAGTACCAAGTAGTTCCTGGTGGATTTATGTACCAACTCATTGTATTACAGATTTGAGTTCTACAATCTTTTCGATTTCCCCATCCAAACCTTCTATCGTTTTAGGTTCAATCCATTGAATCTCGTGGTCGATGTATTCGAAACGACTTGCAACACTATTCTCTTTTTCAATGAGAACTTTTATAGCATCCACCAACTCCCAAGGTTCGATATACATAACAGTATCCTCTTCAATCGGCATCAAGAACTGATGACCACCTTTGGGTTTCCAATGTGGTTGTTTATCCCCAAAGGTGTTGAACCCATCGGGTCCAACATTATAGTTTTCGAAATACTGACAATTTACTAATACATTAACCTTCATTTTTGACAAGTTTAAATTCAATACTCATAAATCCCCCAACCCCAATTAGAAAGGACATAAAACAAAAGAACATCTCATTCAATGGGTCAGCGAATTTAATTACTTCTTGAACGTGGCCGGTCATTGTACCGATACTGATTACAATTCCGAGAATACCAACTAAAATAGATTTGAAATTATTCATATTACTTGTTTAGGATTAGACTAGCTTTTTGAATCACTTTTTGATTAGAAAGATATTTCGTAGTGTCCTCAAGAGTTCTACCAATGTTCTTTACTTCATTAACAATCCACTCAACAGTTCCGAACTGAGGTCTATTGTTTACCATAACGTATTTACAATTACCTTCAAGGTCATTACCATTGTCAGTTTTGTAATTTGCATCTTCGTGTTCGTACATATCAATCATACCATTGAAACTTCCGTACTTCCACAACTGAACAAAGTTTTTGATTGTGTTGTAATCTTCGGTAGGAATCTCACTACCATCTTGGTTAGTGACATAGACATCAAGTGAGTTACCCCCACTAAACCAACTAGCTTTGACCTTACAAAGGTAGTTTTTGTTGAGGTTCTTTACGAATTGTTTAGTCATTTGACCAGCCTCAGTTGGGCCGATGGAAAGGTATTTTTTACCTTTGTTATCACCCCAAGTATATTCTCTTAGAGCGGTCTTTCTTACTTTGTAAGTCACACCTTGGAAACTTACTTCAATGTTTGGATTTTGTTTTTTCATATCTTTATTATTAACTCTCAATCTTACAGTACTAAAGTACGGATAATATTTGAATTATCCAAACTTTTAATGTTAAATTTGTGTTAAACTTTTCCCATATTCATTGTATGGATACCTAACTCACGATTAAGGGCCCGAGTCTCGGCGTTGTCTAACATATGAGTTGGAACGATGTAAGACTCGTATCGTGAATTGGTTCTGACAATATCAAGTTTACCTATCGTGTAAAGGTACTTATGGTCGTAGTAATGTTGAACCTCCTTCTCACGATATATCTTATTTTCTTCAGCGATATCTTGGAGGGCCATTTGTTGAACTGACATCTTGTTTTTCATCTCTCTTAATCTTACAGTACTAATGTAAGGAATAAGTTTGAGATATCCAAATTTTAAATGTTAAATTTATGTTAAAGTTTTCGTAGTGGAAACAAGGGCTGTTTGGGTTTAGAATCCCATAAATGGTCATAATTATCCCACTTACCATACCCTAACTTATCATAGTCAACTTTAAATCGTTTGTAAACCGCTTCTCTTAATTGCTCTTCATCCCAATTATATCCTTTAGGAATATATGTTCTTCCAACTGATGGGACATCTAATACATAATCATCTGGCATAAATGGTAATAACCGAATGTCATCTTGTATCGTTTCAGCGTGAATAATATAATCTATTCGTGGATTTGTATTTATTGATATCCCATATGAAGTCCAAGCTTGAAACCAATCATTGTTCATTTCAAGTATGGCTGTTAATGGGTCAACATTAACTCGTTTTAATTGATTTCTATCATTTTGAGCATACTTCCAATATGATAACCATCGATAATATGGGTGTCTTACTAAAGTAATGTGTAAGTAATCATCTTCGGCTTCTTCAGGCCAATTGTTAACGTGAGTAAAATCCGATGGGTGGTCTTCACTTGGCCAATGTGGGTTGAGGTCGCAGTGTTTTTTGAAAATGTCTCTGACAGTTCTACTACCCGCTTTAGGAGGGGCTGTCCATACAAATCTATTTTTGTGACTTATATTCACTACTTTTCAGTATCAAAAAAGAATGTTTGAAATAATCTACCATCAAGTAGACCTTGACCAAAATAGTCCATAGACATATGAAAGTGGTCACCTCTATATAATACAAGTCTATTGTATTTGTTTGCTAATCTATCTACCAACTCCCATTTAGTCATATCTTGAGAGTCATTATAGATTTCAGATAGTAACTCATTATTGTATGACCCATCTTCATTTTTTGGAGCCATAGTAAGTCCTGTTGGTTTGTGTCTAAATAAACCAGTCCCACTACTTAAAGGTGCATCGGGTGTCAAATAACAAACTCCCGCCCACTTTGTAGTTTGGTCTGCGTGAATCCAACTTCTATCTCGTGAAGTTGTGTATTGGTAAGCGCCGGTGTATTGTTCATCTGACCAATAAGTTACACTACCATAAAATGGTTTTACTACATTTTCGATTGTACCTTTTATTGAATCATTTAAAAACGAAGTAGTTCGTGGGCCTGGATAATTTCCACGAACTGAAAAGTCTTGTTCTAACGCTTGTTCTCTGACTGAATCTACATCTGAGTAGAAATCATCAATAATATACGCTGATATTTGCATAACTTAGATTGTTCTATATCTTCTTTTGTTATTTAGTTTAAGTCTATACGACTTACCCATATAACTTTTTGATTGTACTCTATCGTTAAAATCGTTTCTAATGGTATTTAATTGTGTATTACCATTTTCTTGATTATTATTATTCATATTACATATTTTTAGTGATAACATCAGGTGCGTTATCTTTCACCCATTGGAACAACTTGTCCTTCCAAACCTTCTCAGGTAGAATTCCACTACCAGCCTTTTTAACTGGTAATGATAAGAATCCTTTTGCTATACCTTTTACACTTTTACCTTCAGCGTCTTTATAGAATACTGTATGTTGTGGGTTATTAAGAATAACATCAACTCTACCATTCATACCCTTTGGTAATGCTCTTGTTACTAAAGACCAAACCGTGTTAGCAGCACCTTCGTGAGTTTTCAATAGAATATCTTCAGGCACCATTCTTTCACGACCTTTGTTATTTTCCATAGCAGTTACATAATTCGTAAGAATCCAAGTAAGGTGAATATTCTTTGAATCATATCCTGCTTTTTTCAACTGAGGAAGTACATCAGTAACATCTGATAAATCCTTAGCCGTGATATCAAACATAATATTAGGTAATGTATCAGGATTATCTTTTCCTTTTAACAAATACATTAAAGAGTTATCCTTGATACCCATAGCTTTTACTAAGTTATGTAAAACACCAACGTGGTCAGGATTCTTTAGATTTAAATTACGAAGAGTTTGTTTAATACCAGTTGGAGTTTCCGAATTGAATACCTTTTGTACAAGTGCCATATCTTTTGGTTTAATGTTTTTACCATATTTTCTAATAATAGTACCAACATCAATTTTACCCAAACGATTCAATCTCTGAAGTTGTTTCTTCATTTTATCAACATCACGAACTTTGAATCCGGCGGAATCCAAGAAGTGTGACCCTGCGAATCCTTTACCAGAACCAGCACCACCAGCCAAGAATACCACTTGACCATAAGGTTTTCTATTACCATAAGTAATCAACTTTTCATCAAGTTGTTCTTCATTGATTACTTCCATTATTAATTTTTTAATAAAATTCATATTACTCCTTCGACCTGTATGGGAACATACGATTTAGCTTTTCTCTGCGCTTATTACAACCACAGTCTTCTTTACCAGCAACCTCAGCAATTTTTTCTGCTAGTTTATCTAATTTAGTAGCTGATGTGATTTTAGCGACTGTGTCACCTAATCCTTTTGATTTGTTGTTACTCATATTCAGTTCTAAGCTCTACATTAAATCCATATTCTCTAAAAACTTCATATAATTCCTCAGCAGTAGGGCCTTCGTATATCCTACACTCACCTGATGTGTGAACTATATTAGCGATAGACATCCCTTGAGTGGTAGGATATGATAGATACTTTCTACACATAGATACTACCTCATCAAAAGAGTGTACGTTATCATTTAATAAATATAGTGATACTTTCATTAAAGGTCAAAATATATAACTTGTTTAATATTGTACTCTGATTTAAAGGTTTGTATACGCTCGGCTAACTCCGATTCTTTACAAACCTCTGCTTTTACATTTATACCATCTTCGGTTTGGACATATATTAGTCGGTCACCTTTTAAACTCTTTACTTCTTCATCGAGTCTTTTTATTATCAGATTCATTGTTATTCTCCAATGTACTCATAAGTTCAACAATATGTTGACACTTTTTGTAGTCTTCTATCTTTTCATAGTAGTCTAACATTTTTTTCAAAACACGTTTTTTAGTAGATAAATCGACCATCTCAGGATTATACAATAAAATATCGTATACTTCATCGATAGCCTTATCTATGTACTCTTCACTCATAAATATATTTTGGAAAATTAATAAAACTAATTTTTGATTATTTTAATGCTTCTGATAGAATCCAACCTAACAAACCAATGATACCGCTGAAAAGAACCCATAATGCTCTACTTACACCAGATTTCCAATCTTGTAACTTTTCTATCTCAGTTTCTAACTCAAGAATTCGTTCGTTACTACCTTCAGAAGCTTCTCTATGTTCTGTGTTTTTATTTACACGAACAATTACACCATTTTCTGGATTAAGTAATGTATACTTAATATCGGACATATCTTCTTTTAAATCGTGATACACATTCTTGATTTCAGTAATATCACTTTGCATTCGTTTCAACTCACCATTTGGAAGTTTAGTTTTCATTACTGATAACTCTTCAAGAATATTTTCTAATATGTCTTTTTGTGTAGCCATTTTAAATCCTCTTAGTACTATGTCCAAATAGCGGATGCGATTGATTGTACTAACGAGTTTTCACCAGAGACATCAGTAGCATCACCATTATCTTCAACAAATCTATAAATAAATCTATGAATTTTATTTTCTACTGGTAAATCATTATCAGAAACATCATCAATTGTAACCTTTTCGTGAATGAGAATATAAGGATGAGCTATATTCATACCAGCGTCACCATCAGGGTCTTCTGCTAAATATACATCAGCGTGTAAAAAGTCGATTGTTTTTGTTATTGCCATAATTTATAAATTTATATACTAATAAGTATTACAAACATTCCAAGAACGTATCGGAAATATAATTTTCTAATAGTTCTTTCTTTTCATTAGAATTTAAGTGTTCAACGGTTAGAACCGATTTGATTCTAACATTAGGATATTTCTTTTGTAGACTAGCAACTGCTCTTACATTTTTGATTGAGTCATCCATAAATGCAATATCAGTATATCCCTTTGAAATATGTTTTTCAATCCAACGAGCTTTATCCATTGGGTCGTTAGAACCAAGAGTTACAGGATAAACATTCAACCCATACTCATCTTTGAAGAATTTTCTGATAGGGAATCCTAACTTCCTTGCAGTTAGAATAGTCACCTTCTTTTGTGGATTCTTCAACATTCGTTGGAGTAGTTTGAAGTTCTTCTTGATGACTTGTGGATTATTTAACATACGATTAAAGTCTCTGAAATCGTACTCATCACCTGGCTTTTCATTATACTTTGCGTATTCTTCTGGTGAAAGGGCGGTCTCAGTCCCATCTTTGTGTTTTACATAGATGTACGATGCAGTCGTTGCCAACGTGTCATCAAAATCAAATACTCTTAATACTCTAGCCATATTATTCGTTTACAAATATAATCTCATCACCAACGTGCATATGAGCCTTCTTTAATGTTGGTGCTAATAAAGGATGTTCTGCCATCGAACTATGCGCAGCGTGAACACAGTATGGGCAATTTTCCTCATATACCTTATCAAGAGTTTCAATCACATCTTCAGTTTTAAGTTTGATTTCAACGATATCTTTTTGAATCTCTAATGTTGTGTTTAAAACCCAAGCACATACACCTAATATAAGTGTACCTGCAAGTCCTGTTATTATTTTACTATCTAATTTCATAAAATATCTTCTTTCTTAATTTAATGTTGGAAGTCCACCAATCTTTGGGATTCGTTTCTTCCATTTGTTGTAAATCAATTCTCTATTCTTCTTACTGATAATACCATCATCAACAAGCGAATCTAAATAATCATCAACCACTTTCTGATATGGTTGTTTGATTGTCTTTGCTTTAGAGTACAATCCGTGGATGTTTGCATCTACCTCTTTTGGTAGTAAGAAGTATTTGTAATACAATTTCTCATCACCACGAATTTTTTGTCTCATTTTGAGGTCACCTCTCATCCATTTTGAATACTTAGAGCCGTGTGACTTTCTTCCGTGAGTCAGATGTTCAATCTCGTGTCTTACCAAATCTCTGAATACCGGTTGAATCTTTGAGAAGATTTTCTCACCATCTTCAGGATTTACAGCCAATACCACATTGATTGATGGGTAATCTTCATCAGTCTCAGCAGAACCATCTATGTAAAACTTACCACGAGATACACCTCTTTTACTCAATGCAAACTTTAACGATACCTCAAAATCCATATTAGAAACGGGGTCGTTGAACTCACCAACATAGATATCCCTACTCTCCATCTCAAACATATCACCAATAGACATACCCATTGGTTCTTTACGAATGTTGTATCCTTTGTAGGGTTTTGGGTCTTCAGGCGTTCCACTTGACTTCATTGCGTCTTTAACAACCTTGAACAATTTCTTGTTCACCATTCCGACCACTTTATCGTACATTCCTTCTAATATGAGACTCTTTAATTTCATTACAATATACGAATAATTTTTTAAATATCCAACTTTTGGTCGGGTGTTTTGAAATCTTTTTTACGCATCACAGTCTTTGCGATTGCTCTATTTGCTTGCTTCATAAATGGAATGTTGATGTTTGTTCTATCATCAACTGCCACTACTGAATTGTATTTGTTTAGAAAGTCAACAAACTCTTTCTTATGTTTAGATAATCGTTTGAAGAATCCAATCAACTCCGCTGAAGTAATCTCCTTCCCATTCCGAGGGTCGTTCAATCTATCAAAGAAGTGTTTGTCGGTTAGGACTACATCTACTGGATTGAGTTTCTTATCAGCAAATTGGTCAATCTTCTGAAGGTCTCCCATTGGGATTTCATTTAGAGTGTTTTCATCAAGAAGTCTATATTTTAAAAGTGGTTTACCATTGATTGTGATGTCACCTTTTTCGTTTTTACCGATTGACTTCACTACAATTCTTTTATTCTTGAATTTACCACCAAGAATTGTATCACCTACTTTGATTGGGATTTTGATGTCTTCACCAATTGGTTTCATCCCAGCAGACTTTCTCAATTTGTTGAGTTGGTCGAGTGTCTTCTTTTGAGCAGGTGAGCCAGGCATTTGTCTCATTGCCTTGTTGATAAGTTTCATCATCTCAAGGTCAGTACCTTCTTGAATCTTGGCGTTCATATGTTTCTTATACAAATACATAAGGAATGGAGTGAGCTCCTTTACCATCTTCGCCTTTTCTTTCTGAAAATTGTGCGATACCGTCACCTTATCCCCTGCTTTAGGTGGATGGTGGATGGTCTGAACAGCTGACCTTTTTATTTGTTTTGTAGTGATTCCAAGCGGCATTACAATCGTTCCATTAATTTTATTTGTGTTTTGCGTTTTCTATTTCTAACTCTTTTACTACTTTTCTTAGTTCATCTACTTCTTTTTGTAAGTATTCGATTCTAAGGTCTTGTTTTGCGTCATCAGGTAATGCACCCATTTCACCTCTTGGCCACTTTACTCTAAATTCGTGATTTAATTCAACATCATCTTGCATTCTAATTACATCTAATTGTAATTGAGAAATCTCTGCGGTTAAACTAAACCAAACACCTGCGACAGATACAATACCTAATACCATTCCTATCAATGCTTTAATGTCTAATTGTACTTTAGACTTTTCACCTATTATGTTTTCTTGCGCTTCCATTGGTTATTTATCTCCTATTAATATAAATGTCATAACCGTTGCATCTTTTTTAGATACTTGAACATTTCGTTACCAAGTTTCTCACCAAATCGTGAATCTGATGGGTAGTGAGCCCTTGCTATATTTCTTGAATAAGATATATCCTTACCAATACTCATAAAATTGTATTGATGGTCAGGATACATATCACCCAATACTTTAGCAATCAGTATACCCTGAGTAGAGTGACCACTTGGATAAGATGGAGTTTTCATCGACTCCAACTCATTACCTCTTAGTGGTATGTTTACCAAAGGGTGTTTCGCCAATTGTGTTGGTCTTGGTCTATTATATAAGTATTTAAGTGTAGTGATAATAATTGAAGAATCATCTAACAAAGTTTCAACTAATTGTTTAGGAAAGTCCAATCCAGCCGTATCACAATATTCTTTGAATACTTTAGAAACATTATCCATCTCTTCAACAAACTTTTTATCAGATGGTAATTGTGATAATTGTTGTAATTCTATCTTTACTTTAGATGAATCATTACAATGTGGTGGTTGTCCTGCGAACTGTTTCCATTCAAAATCCTTCAACATAGATGGAGTTTGTTTCATTCTCTTGAGATGTTTAGATTTTATCTCTTCAGAGTATCCCATTGTTTTTAGTTGAACGATGTCTGATAATTTCATCTTCCTTGTCCGTTGTAAGGTTTTTTGTAATTCTTAGCATTCTTACTCTTACTATTCTTAGTTTTTGCGTGAACACCTGGTTTTTTTCTTTTGTGACTCTTTAGTTTTGTGGATGATATAATTTTTGCCATAATTTAAAATTTAGAAGATTCTTTGATTTCATCTATTGTTTCTTGGAGTTCTTCTAAATCAACAGGACACTCCAAATCCAATCCTGCCTTAAAGGTCTCCTGTAAAATACCATCTTTAAAAATTAAGATAGTGGGAGCCATTCTGATTCTATATTTCTTTTTAGCTTCAGGCGATACAGCAACATCACATCTATAATAGTTACTAATTCCTTTTACTTTATTCCAATCTTGAAATGCGTTTATATCATTGAACTTTGCCCAAAATTCAACAACTACTATTGATACTTCATCATCTCCAAATGCTGACTTCTCGTGTATCTTTTCTTCGTATGTTTTGTCACTTATCCATTCTTGACCGTGTAAATTAAATACACTCATTAATAAGAAACTGATTAATAACAATTTTTTCATTTCATTACCTCGTTTGTTGTATCTGATACAATCTCTCATCTATTTTATCAAGCTTTTCTTTGATTTCATCAACATCATCTTGAGTATCCATAATTGTTTGGCGGATGAGCTCATCTTTCATATCAAATTCCATTCTATCAATAACAGGTGCGGGTAACTCTTTAGCTTCTTGTATATCGGCTTGAAGGGCAAACCACATACCAACCACTGTCGCTACAGCGAAAAGAATGATACCTATCGTTTTAAGGTCAAGTGTGATTTTAGTATCTTCACCAATTTGCTTTGCCATTTTTATCCTTATTACCTAAATGTATAGTTAATACCAAATGTTGTTATGAAGAACTTAGAATCCCACATTCTTGTGTATTCACCTTCAGCGAATAATCCAACGGATTTACTCAACTTCCAACCTAAGTTAGCGCCAACTTGGAAATCCCACCATTGTTCACCAGTTGCGGCATCAGCCAAACCATACTGGTCCCAATCGTTTCTGAATAAGTAAGATAATGGAACTCTACCATATTCATCGGTGTCACCCATCACATATTTGTGCATTGGTAAAAATGCCGTTCCGTATGCGTGAACCCAAAACTTTGAATCATAGTGATAGTAATCAAACCCAACTACTGGCGATATCACTCCGAATAAACTTGTGTTTCCTAATACTTCTTGATTGTATAATGAAATTAGTCTCTTGTAAGCTCCATCTCTAAATTCTAAATCTGAAGATGCGATTCTATTTCCATCCGGGTCCCACCAAAAATATCCGTATATTTGTTCTTCTTCACCCGTGATTGGGTTGTTGATGGTAGTAGTGTAAAATGCGTCTTGATATCCGTATTCATACGCTAATTCATACCAATAGTTTACTTGGTCGCCATTTGCGTCTAAAGCACTTACCCAAATTTCATATGGGTTTACACCATATACTCTTTCGTGAGTTCTAAATGCACCGCCTGCTGATAGTGAGAATTTTTTACCTATTGGTATTCTTCCCCTAACATCAACTGCATCATAATTAAAATCAATAGCACCTTGATATCTTCTTTCTAATTTAACAATGTGGTGTTTACCTGTATGTCTAAGGAAGTATCTTTCGTTTTCCCATACCTCACCTCTTCTTCTTTCCTTTTCCCAATGAAATATATATTCCCATCCCATTACAGCAGAAGTGGGTGCGATTAGTGCGTTTTGTCTTTCTAAGTTTTGGTCACCAGTCCAGAAATTACCTGGCTTTCTTTCGTAATCAAATCTACCAAGTTTACGAATACCAAATCCGATTCTATAATCGGCTGGGAAGTATTCAGTTACATCAACAACTTCAGGTACATCATAAATACCTTGCCCATCAGGTGTTCTAATTAAATATTTCTTATCCGATGATTCGTATGGCGCTCTATAATCACCTGCTCCGTATACCGTAGCATACTTAAAGAAACTATCGTAAAATTGTTTTAAAATGCCATCATCCTTCTTTTTACTTTGAGCACTAGCAGGAAGGATAAATAATATACTGATTAAAATTGTTATGAACCTTTTCATAACTCCCCTTTTCTAAATGTTTATCTTATTTTTTTGCGAACTTTTCTAATCCCGCGATACCAAAACAGCCAAGGGTGATGAATACAAAAGAGTTATAGATGAACTCATTGATTACTAAATCTTTTCCAAAGTAACCAGTTGCTAAATCTACCGTTGCGAACACTACCATCACAGCAAACGACATAAATCCGATTACGTTTTTTTCGTTTACATTGTTGTCATCTTTAAAAATGTCTTTAAAAGCCATCCAACTCCTCCTAATATAGTTTATCATACCCACAACTCTTTTTATAATAATTATACTGATTTTTTGTAAAGATGCTCAGCGAATCCTATTTTTACTGTTAAATCGACTATACTATACAATATCATTTGAATTAATTAATGTATATGTAAATGAGTTACCCCACACATCTCGTGCTTTTCTACAAATCTCCATAAATAATTTGAAGTCATCATTTGCGGCTATCACTTGACATCCAGCAGACCACTTATCTACCTGTACTGATTTACCACCTTCTCTAGCAGTTGCTCTATGGATATTGATGCCATAGATACCTTCGGTTACATTCTCTTCGATAAAGTCATAGGTGTCATCTCTATCACCATCACGATATACCTTTAGTGGTTTTTTCTGCCCCAATGCTTCGTACTTACCTTGGTGAAGTCTAATTTTATGTGAACCTCTGTATTGACCCTCTTTAAGAATTGCTACTCCGTTTTTATTTAGAAGTTGTTTCTCAGTCCAATGTGAACCAGGGTCGGTTGTTGCCTCAAAGCAGTGGAAGTTCCACTCACCATTCTCATCTTTGTAAGAGATAGTAATGTGGTCATCAAACTTGTTTGTGACCTTACCATTTGTGTCAGCATTTCTAACACCAACGATGTTTACATCATAATTGTCTGAAGTGAACCACTTATAACCTTTTCCTATTACAGCGGCTTCGATTTGTTCTCTTGTGTAACGCATTTATTTCCTTTTCTTTTTACCTGCACAATGTGCTTTTTGACTAAATCCTTTTGGATTATTACAATCTATTGATTTCTTATACTTGTCTGACCACTTCTCATCAACTGAGTTAATAAGTCTTTCTAATGCTTGTTCTAACTTATTAGGTAAGTTTTTATGTTTAGTTGAAGCGTACTTTTTCAAGTCAGCTTTAGACATACGTTTAGCCGTATCTCTAATATCCTTAGAAACATTAGATGGTTTTACATCACCCTTTTTTAGAGCGTATGCTAATCCCATATATTTTTGTTGTTGTTTAGATTTAGCTGGCATATAAACTCCTATACTAATAAATATGTAGGAATTCAAAAGGAACTGACCATTCCATATCAAAAGGGTCGCTAACTACGGCTTCTCCCCTTTGTTCTCTGAGTGATATAAGAGTCACCTTTTCGCCCTCTACAAGACTTCCCTTGAATGTTGAGTAAGTCTTCTTCATTATGACTTTTTTTCCTATTAGATTTTCCAAATTTTTCATAAGTTTCGTAATTATCCTCTTCCCAATCGAAAGAGTTTAGATTGAGTTTACCCATTTCGGATTACCTTTAAATTTTTGAGTTTGTCCAAGAATTCTTCCACGGAATAAGATTTTGATTTTTCATCTTTGATTATCACCTCTTCTAAGGTGTCGGGATACTTTTCTACCAATCTGACTAAGATTTCGAACCCTTGGTCTGCCCAAAAGTTTTTAAACGAAACCTCGCCTAAGATGTTTGTTGAGTAGTTTACATCTTCTTCTGAATCTTCTGGTAGTAATATAAAGTATCTCATAGATTAATTAAGTCGTTTTCGTAATGTTTTACACGATTGACCTTTATATTAAATATGTCAAATTCGTACTCACCACTATCAAATTCATTAAAATCAAAAATTTCCGATAAGTTTTGGATGAACTGAAATGAGTTCTGATTCAGAGCTCTAGCATCAAAACTGACCTCTATATCTGAATCAATATCTACATTAATTCGTTTAGTCAAATCAATTGTTGTATTTGGTTGTTCGAAATCAATGTATTGTTTGATTGCATCTGAATCAAGGTCGGTTACAATCCTATCACACCAAGGTTCTAATACATTTAGAATCTCAATGGTACAATTTTCTATATTAAACTGAACATCATACTTGTGTGGTATGATTGGTTTCATTAATTTATCGTGTTTGATGAAGTGACCCCATTTTCTAACAAAGTTTCTTCCATTTTTAGTAGTAGTGTGAATCCACTCATCGGAGTTTTTACCAGCAGCTCCACCAGAATGTTTGTTGAATCTACTACCCCTTGAAGTAAAGTGATACACCAAAGCATCCCAACTCTGAACCAACGTATATCCATTTAGAAAGAACCTATTGAACAGGTCAGAATCTTCTTTTGATTGAGGAGCAAATAATTCATCGTGGCCCCCAATTGATAGAAAGTCTTCTTTGTACATACACCAAGGAGCAAAGATACCCTCAGTTGTTTTATCTTCTTTTAGAGATTCACTCTGAGTGTACCAATCTTCAAATTTAAATTCTTCAACCTCAACACCAAAGTTTTTCATAATTTTTTCAGGCCCATCGGGATGAAGTGGTGGTTCTACTCTTGTCGCTGATACCACGGTGAGTGGTTTCAAGTGTTTAAGTATGTTCTTATCAAAGTCCTTACATACTACCATATCAGCGTGAAACGCCATTATGATTTTAGTACGGGCCATTTCAATACCTTTGTCAAACATCCCTACAATACCAATACGTTCTGGACCAGGATTATGATAAACAATTAAGTCTTTATCATTCTGAGCCCCAATCCATTCAGCAGTACCATCCGTACTAGCATCATTCAAAACCAATACTTCGTGTTTAGTATCTAAATCACGAATTGATTTATATGCTAATTGTAGAAACTCTAAGTTGTTTCTTGAAGGTATAACAAATGTAATTTTTTCCATTTTATAGATTCTTTATATAATCCTTAATATCAATCTCAGGATTCCATCCTAAGATTTCTCTAGCACTTGTATCAGTATTCAACGTATGTCTAGCTTCACCCGGCTTTGGGTCTTTGTATACAGCATCAATTCCAAAGAATTCAGCTATCTGATTTACTGAATAGTTTTCACCTCTACCTAATTCAAAAATATGACCATATGCTTTTTGTTCCATAATTCTAACCAAAGCATCTACGATATCTTCAACGTGGGTAAAGTCTCTCCTTTGTTCTCCATCACCATAGATTTCACATTGGATTTCGTTTTTGATATTGTTAATCCATCTACCAATCAAAGTAGTATGACCGCCCTCAGTAAGTTCATACGGGCCATATACATTGTAAAATCTTGTGATACTAGCTTGTAGGTTAAAATGTTTCTGATAAAGTTCTACCACATCCTCACCGATGTCTTTAGTAAAGGTGTATGGGTTTTTATACTTTCCACTATGTTTAGATGATGTACCAGCGTAAACCAAAGGTACGTTGTTTCTTGAACACCAATCAACCAAATTCAAAGTAGCATTAGCATTGGTTGTAAAATAATTTTTAGGGTCTTCAAATGATGGTTGGATTCTAGCAATAGCTGCTAAGTGAAACACTATATCAACTTGAGGAAACTCTGATAGATTCCTCAGGTCGTGATTCATATACTTACAACCAAATTGATGATTTTTCTCTAAACCTGTATGATAGTTATCTATTGATATTACTTGGTGTCCTTCCGACAAAAGTCTTTTGATGAGGTTTGTTCCTACAAATCCTGCACCACCTGTTACTAATATTTTCATTTTATCCATATAATTTGTTAAATGTTTTCTCCATCCAAAAACCTGGAGTTGGTTTTATACCCGCGTTAAAGTGACAAACATATCCATATTTTGTGAATAGTAAATCTTCCCCTATAAGTTCAGACCTATTCAAATCTTGCATATTCCACTCGTACCCAAGTACTTTATATTCATCACCCAAGTCTCTATTAACAAAAAAGTTGAACACAGGTTGGTCGTGACCCACACCATAGTTATTTTGCATCCAAACTATTTTTTGTTGATTCTTGTTGTAAAATTCTTGTATATTCTTAAAGAAGTCTTTATGTGATTTGTTAAACAATAAGAAACCAGAGTTGAAATATTTGTAGTATGGAAGTTGGTATCCGTTGAACAACTCAAGAGAGTATGCCTCTATACTTCTCAACATCCAATCCGAATCTCCAAAGTTTGGAACTGCACAAAACTTATGCTCACTCAATTCAAATATGTTTGGAGCATTTGGCGTTACAATCGTATCTGAATCTACATATAGTACTTGGTCATAGTCTATTTCATTTGCATCTAATACATCAAGTATATACATTTTAGTCCAATGTGGTTTCATATAAGATATATCAGCCACAGGTTGATTTAGGATGAATAATTCACAATCGTATTTATCAGCATATTCTTTCCAACTTTTGATTGAAAACTCATATCCCTGATTCCTACTTCGTTCGTTGTGAACGATGTTAATCATAAAGATAACATTTTTACTCATACCTATCCTTTATAATGTCCCACGTTTGTTTCATAAGAGAATTACGCTGTCTCCTATCAAATCCTGAAAACTTCCAAATCTTACCATATTTTATAAAGTACGGAGTTTTGTCATTTCCAAATTGCCAGTTGTGGTTAAACCACCCAAACCTTGTCATATGATTTATGTTAAATGATGGGTTTAATTCAAATCTAAAATCAATTCCTAACTCTTGTAACATATAATTATAAACCGGCTGGTCAGTTCCTTTTTTTACATCTTTCTCAAATATACAAATTTTTTCGTAATTATCAAAGTAAAATTCTTTTAATTTGTTTAGAAACTCTAAGTGGGATTTTGTAAATATTTGAAATCCACAATCTATATACTCTCTGATATTGAATGTTGTGTTTGGAAACATAGTTTGATAACCAGCGATACCTTCAGATATCCATCTTAAATTTTCTAAACTTTTAAATACACTAAGGTTATCCGATGTTTGGTCGAAGAAATTAGGCGTATCCCATTTTATCATATAACTAGCATCTACCACAGCAACTTTATTCCAATCTAAATGTGATAGTTTAGAATCTAAATCAAACCAACGAGTCCAAGTCACTTTGTGCTTTGATGTATCATAATTTGTGGAGTCATATTCATAAAACTCTACATTGTTTTTATTACACCAATCTTTCCAAGTTCTTTTTGAGTACTCGAAGTAATCAAAGTTTCCGTGTTTTTCTAATACAGTAGGATTATCACTTTTTACACCTACCCAAAATACTACATTCATTGTGATTTTTTGTATTTATTTCCTTCTAATCCAAAATTCAAAAAAGGATTCAAAGAATATATGTTACATTTATATTTGTCTTGAAGGTATTTTCTGACCATAATAGTTTGACCTTCTATTGTTTTCATCCAATTTTTAATTCCCGACCAATTACCAGCCGATTTCCAATCTTTTTCTACATAGTTGTCATAGTACAATTTATCGTTTATAGTACCACAATCGTGGCCACATAATATGATATTTTTTGCACCCATATATGCTGCTAAATGCATCAAACTTGTAACTGTAGATTTACTTGCTATAAAATGTCCATCTTTTAATTCAGCAATCTCCTTAGACAAATCTCTATTCTTTCTTGGATTATGTTTGAACATATATGAGTTTTTAAGGTTTACCTTATTTTTTCCATAAGATTGACCACCTCTGTAATATTCCGAATATATTACCGGCAATCCTAACTCTTCTAACTCTTTTAAACTTTCCGTAAACCTTGGTTTTTCATTACAATCTTTCATACAAACATATGTTGCAGGAAAGTGTCTATATGTTTGGTTCTGAGCTATAACAATTTTGTTATCAAAGAATGATGGGTCTATAAAGCCCATCGTAGGCCCAGCCAAGATTATCCATATATCTTCCCCAATGTGTTTATCCTTTAAGAGTGAGATTTGTTTAGACATAATTGTTTATAACTTTTACAATATGGTCTCTTTCATCTTCAGTTAACCACCACCCCACAGGAATGTTTAAAAGTCTACTTTCAAATGATTCTAATCCATCCAACCCATCTCTTCTAAAATCAGACATACAAGAATATTGGTCGTTTCTAACGTGTACTACATCTGAAGCGATTCCGTTTTCTTCTAAGTAATCTTTGAATTTTTGTTTATCTTCCACGAGAAGTGAATAAATCCAATGAGATGGTTCTGATTTATCATCTCTTCTTAACTTTTCTATCAATGGGTTATTGATGTGATTGTCATAATACTTAGCATTTTCAATATGTTTGTCAATCAACCCATCAATATACTTCATCTGCTCCAATCCGATACAAGCATTGATATTGTTCATATGTAATTTGTATCCGGCTTCAGGAATGTCCTGTTCCCATCTTGAAGCTGGTGGAACGCCTGGAGGAGATTTGAAATGTCTATCCAATCCAAACCATCTTAACTTTCTAACTCTAGCGATATCATCATCACTTTTACAAACTAAAGCTCCACCATCACCACACGTTAAGTGTTTTACTGCTTGAAATGAGAAACAAATATAGTCTCCGTGATTACCTATTTGCTTACCATTGTAAGTGGCTCTCAAAGCGTGTGCTGCATCTTCGATGATTTTGATTCCATACTTGTCACCAATAGCACAAATAGCATCAAGGTCACAAGGTTGACCAGCCCAATGTACAATTACGATAGCCTTTGTCTTATCAGTAATCAAAGATTCGATTGATTCAGCACTAATGTTACCAGTAGTTGGGTCAATATCAGCTAACTTTAAAACAGCGCCCATATTAATAAATGGTACGTTTGTAGCCATACAAGTCATAGCAGTTGTAATAACCTCATCACCAGGTTTGATATCACACATATGACCAGCCATCCAAATAGCTGAAGTGCAACTATTCATAAGACTTACATTTGGGTTTCCGATATATTCACCGAATTGTTTTTCAAATTCATCAGAATATTCACCTTCGGTAACAAACCCACTATCCCATACTTTTTGCAAGGTCTCACCAATATTAGGTGGTGTATGTACCTTCATCAATCTAATCATAACTTACTTTTTTTCGTTCTTTAAAAAATAATCTAACATTAATTGTAACCCATCATTCAATGATGTTTTTGGTTGGATTCCTGTATCCATAACCACTTTATCGATATTTGGACACCTTCTCAATGGTTCATCTTTCGGATAAAATTCAGGATACTCCATAACAGTTACTTTATCAGCGTAATCAAATGTATCACAAAATACATTAGCTAACTCATTCATAGAAAGTTCGGGTGTTGGGTTACCTACATTATAAACCTCACCATCCTTACCATTGAGTAATACTCCGATACACATATCAATACCATCACCTACATAACAAAAAGTTCTTGTCTGATTACCATTACCATACACAGTGATATTTTCATTGTTTAGATAATTTCTCATCCAATTTGATAGAACTCTATTGTCATTGATACCCATATACTCACCATAGAAATTAAATGGTCTAACAACCTTTACAGGTAAGTTGTGTAGTTGGTGATAGTAGTAGCATAAAGTTTCTAAAACTTGCTTTCCGATATCATAACAACTTCTACTACTTCTTGTAGGGATTGTTCCAAGAAATTCTTCTTTAGTAGGAATCTTGTCAGCAGGTGGAGTTCCATAAACTTCACTTGAACTGAACATCAATATACTTTCTACGTTGTGTTTTAAACAATAGTCTAACACGTTTTTAGTACCTATATATGAAACATCCATCGTTTCGATTGGCTTCTTCATATATTTTTCAGGACTAGCGATTCCAGCACAATTGATAACATAATCATATCTTGGTAAATCAAGTGGATTACATATGTCATCACCATTCTGAATATCATATGTCAAGTATTCGTTTCCGTTTTCTTCGAGGATGTCTTTAAACCAGTTTCCAAGAAACCCATCAGAACCGATTAATAATACAGACTTGTTTTTATCTATCATAACTTTATTTTCCTTTATGTAATTGCATAAGTATTGAGGACTGCTCCTTATTATAAAATATGGTTTTGACTTCTTTAAAACCTAATTTTTTGTATAAATTTCTAGCTCGTGTATTTGTATCTAAAACTTCGAGGTTGAATGTTGATACTGAATGATGCTTGGTTAGATACTCGAAAAACTCTTCATAAGCTTTTGTAGCAAGACCCTTACCTCTATAATCCTTGTGGATATCCATACCAACGTAACAACTAACACTATCACCACCAAACGACCATTCCGATGTTCTAAAGTATCCTATGGTTTCACCATTCAACTCGTACATATAGAATGGATTCTTCTTTTTATCAAACCACTCATAAGCTTCTTGAAGTGTGTATTTGGTAGGGTCGTGTAAAAACTCACAACACTCGTTCCTTACAAAATTGTAAAAAGGAACATCACTTTTTATCATTTTTCTAACCATCGCTGTTTACCTATATTTACTAAATCTTCATAAGTATTACATCCAACAATATTATTACACCCCAATTCGGTTAACCAACTATCAGTATGCCATATACCTCTATTCTCAGATTTACAATTTTTACAATTAAAGATTATAACATCATTACCAAAATATGCTGACAATACTGCGTTTCCACCAGCGGTTGCTATTGTTTCATTTGCTAATGAATGAATCCACATCTGAGCCTTGTTGAATCCAATATTATACTCTTTCATAACATCGTATATTGTGGTCACATTTTCGTATTTAGAAAGTAGTTCATAATCTTCAAACTTTCCATACGACCCGACAATATCAAAATATGATTCATTTGATTCATTACCATCACCTTCATATCTGATGTAGTAAATCTTATACTTTTCACCAAAAGTATCTACTATATTTTTTATACAATCTACATCCAAATAGTTAAATGGAATCTTCTCACCCCACTCAGGATTATATTTGTTGTTGATTACAAGAACAGGTTTATCTTTTTTTAGTTGAGATTCTTTTGAAAAATGTTCTTGAAAAGGTGGCGGTGTCCATACATCACCCCATAGATTACGAGGATTAAACTTGTTCTCGTAAATCATATTTGTTTGTAAGCCCCATCTAACCCCACCACTTACATAATTTACTTTGTCTGAAAAGTAAAATACTTCAGTTGTACCTTGAATGGATTCGATTTCATAATCAGTATTATTAGAATGTAATCCATATGCTATTGGGGCTGATTCACATAATATCCAACTATATTCTGATAAAGCTCTAACCTTTTTCATACAACAATTCTGCTAATTTAAACTCTATCAAATTATCTATATCAATACCTTCTTGTGCTGATATAGGGTATAGTTGAGTATTTGGAGTTTTTATATTCTTGTACTTTTTTATTTCTTCTTTGTTAATGATTACTACACCAAAGTTTATCTTCCAATAATCTTTTGATAATGTTTGACTTTTTGGATGATTTGGGTAATCATAATTTAGAGCCGTGTCGTTCTTCCATAGATAGTCTTTTACTACCTCAGTACTTAGTAGAGAAACTCCATTGTATTTGGATATTGCATCTTGATATGTTTCTAATTGTATCAATGGACTTGTACATTGACATAACATAACATTTTCAGTTTCAACTTGATTGGTTAAAACTTCTTCCCAATACTCAGTAATTGGTGCGTTTGAAGTAGCCAAATATGGTGTTCTTTCTACAACTCTTACACCATAATCTTTTGCGATTTTCATAGATGTATCACAATCAGTATTTACGATAATATCTGATATATCACCTTTACTTAGAAGTTCTTTTAATACATCTAATTTATATTCTAATAGAGACTTCTTATAAAACTTTCTTACGTTTTTACCTAAAACTCTTTCAGAACCTTTTCTTGTTGGAACTACTGCTGTTATCTTATTCATTATCCTTAAAATACTTTTCCCAAGATGTAAAATGATATGCTCTATCATCTATATATTGTACTGCTCTTGGTTTTTCAGATGTTACTTTTGATACGAACTTAGCCATATCATATTTGTTTAACCAATCCCAAATCAACTCAGCGCCAGTTTTTCCATTAACCAATCCTCTATCAGGTTTGGCTTTGGCTGTAAATATTACAATATTGTATTTTTTTGATAACGACTCTAATGCTTCATAAGCACCTTCGATTGGTGGGTCATACACCGTACCATCGTGATATCCTTTTGAGTTTCTGTGAATTACTCCATCAAAATCAATACCGATATTTGTGAGTTCATCTGAATGAAAATGTTTTCTTGGTTCTGTCATTTTTAATTAAAATTAATAGGTGGACATAAGTTACCAGCACCGTGAGTCAATTCATAGGTGAGTAACAATGTTAAAACTTCAGCGGTATGATAGTATTCAGCCCCAAGAACAACTTGACTCAATTCTTCGATTTCTCTTGGGATTGGGAATGATGTAATCACACCAATTTCCATACCTTTTTCTTTTGCATAATCAAGAGCATTCATTATGTCAACTGAACGACCACTTGATGAAATACCTAATACCAATGTCTTAGATAATTGTTCATTTGTGTGCTCAACTGTTCTTTGTTTCAACCACTCAACCATCCAATCATCAAACGAAGTGTCATTAATAAGTGATGTAGCCACAACACCACTACCAGGCGCTTGTGCATTTTTAGTACCTTTTGACAATCTTGAGATATCAACAGCAGCGTGGTCAGCTACAGCCAAATTACCTCCGTGTCCTAAAACGAATATATTAACTGACTTGTTGAATTTATCTTGTAAAGACTTCCAAGCTTCCGAAGAAGTTACCTCTACAAACTTTTGTCCGATATTTTCAATATTAAGTGATGACATATAACATCCCATTAGTGTATATTATACTAATATACGAAATTTTTTATTAAGTTCCAACTGTTTTTATAAGTAGTTTCACTAAAATGTTTGTTATAGTTTTCAACAGAAAGTTTCGACATTTCTTCGTAAAAGGCAGAATCTTCTTTTAATCTCTTAGCTAACTCTTTTGCTTTTTTCAAATCATTATGCTCTACTGATAACTCAGGAAAACATAATCGTTGAGTATTACTATGTATGTTACCAATACAAGGTATACCAAGATAACCACAATTCAAGGAAAATGTTCCACCGATTGTATTTGGATTTAAATGTACAGCGTACTTAAAGTTATTCAACTCTTTCATCCAATCGTACCATTCTAAATATGGTAAGTGGTTGATATCTTCAACATTTAGTTCAGCCTTATCCATTCGACCCATTTGAGGAGCTGATATCTTCTCTCCTATTTCTGATGCTACCATATATGAATCGATACCACCATACCACCTTCCCAAATTACCACCAATAATCACACCACTACGTTCTACTTTTGGTATATCCTTCAATGAATCTTCAATCATCAGAGTTGGATTGATGTATGTTGGTTTTTCTAATAACCCTTCATAGTATTTTTTATCAATATCATTATGTGCAAATACAACATCAACCGACATCATTTGATTCAAAAACCACATAGATTCATACAAAGGTAAACTTTGATAGTACCAACTGGGGCCTTCTTGCATAAAGGCTACTTTCTTACAAATACGTTTCATATCTGAAACAATATCCATATTCATAAAGTTCTTAACATTCTTTGGAATGATTAGAACACCCAAATCATAAGTTACACCATTTTCAGTTGGTATAGATTTTATTGGGATGTGGTCTGCATCTAAGGCTACGAACCAAGCAAACTCAGTTCTCATATTCTTGTGGGTTCTCGGTGTTTTACCCATAAACCCCATCTCACTAAAAAATGCTATTTTACCTTCCATACATCTTCCCAAGTTTTAGATTTGTAATTAGGGTTGAATAAATTGTAAACATTTTGTTCACATAGTTTATTCGCTGGTTTATACCAATTGTGTACACCTCTTTGAGCACCAGTATCAGTCTTATCAATATTTTCTTCACCCAAGACATATGTTCTTTTGTTTGGGTGTTTTCTATTGTGTACAAGTAATATATTCTTAAAATGATATTGTGGAATATTACCAAGTACTTTTTGTGTCATCAACATAAACGCTGTATCTTCGTGGACAAAGAATACTGAACGTGGAATGTTTACTCCTGCTTTGATTACTTCCGATGATATTACCAACCCACAACCATTAAATTTGTGTGGAGATACTAAAGTTAAATCAAGGTCAGTAACCTTTGAGTTTATCTCATTCATCTCATCAGCATTCATCTTATATCTAAGACTCCACCAATTTTCAGTATCACCTTCTATAAAAGGTTTATCAGTAAAATCAACGTGTTCTAATGGTTTCCAACTATTGTCCCACATTTTACAAATTCCAAACGTGGCTAAATATTTTGGAGTTCCTTCTGAATAAGACTGATGAAGTAGATTCAAAGACCCAAACATTTCTTTAGGTACTAACATATCAGATTCACCCCATACAAGAACATCTACTAAATCACAAAAATCTTCGTTAAAGTTTCTACGATAATCGGCTATGGTAACCAATTTATTTGACATCGTGTAATTCGACCTAAATCCAGCTTCATTCAAAATCTTTTGGATTTCAGTTACAGCCGTTGTTTTGTCAGACACCGATGTAGGTTTCTCCAACTCTTCATTTGTAGTAATCAAAAAGTCAACAAGAACTTCACCATCGTATTTTTCGATAGCTTCTTTTAAGGTACTAACGTATTCTGAGATTATCCCAACCTCATACCATTGAACCAAACACCCTATTGCAAATTTTGTATTACCCATCTGATACGGCTCTTCCTTCCATTTGTTCCCAATCTCTATTGTCTCTAACTACATTATTTTTAGAATCAGTAGCCATCAACATAGTAGGAGTTATCCCTAAATCCTTTGCTACATTAATCATAGCTTTTACATCTTTAGGAAAACAATGACCACCATACCCAAAATAACCATCAGGTCCTGGCACAGCCCAATGTGACTTACCCAATCTATCATCGTATGTTGCGTATTCTACGACCTTATCAAAGTCCAAATCTAACTTATTACAAATTTGGTACATCTCATTAGCAAAGGATACCTTTGTAGCTAAGAAAGAATTTGTAACATATTTTACCATCTCTGCGTGTGTAGAACCTGTTTTGATGATGGGTGTAGTAGGAAACACCAAACGATAAATTTGTTTGAGTAAAGTCGTTCCTTTTCTTGGCCCACCTAAAATAATCTTTGATTGATTCTCAAAATCTTGTACTGCGTTTGCTTCCGTTAAAAACTCTGGATTAAAGATAATGGTAATGTTACCAAATCTATCATTAAAGTTTTCCGTGGTTGTTGGTGGAATTGTTGACTTGATAACAACAATAACATCTTTACCAACTTCATTAATTTCATTCAAAACCGAAGCGACAATAGAAGTATCACAAGTACCATCCGACCTTTTCATTGGAGTAGGTAAACATACAAATACAACTTCGGAAGCTTGGACTACCTCTTCTAAGGTATCCGTATTTCGTTTAGTTTCATCAAGGTCATAAGTTAGAACGCTAAAGTAGTTCTTGAACTTTTGGTATATAGCATTACCAACAAACCCTTGGCCAATAATTCCAATATTATGTTTCATAATAAAAATGTAAATTTTTCTTTCGACACACGATTCGTTCCCAAAATGGAATTACACGAGGGTGTCGTAATATTCGTTTTGTCGTTCTTGTCTATCGATTGTCTTTGGGTGATATAGAGCCAACTCTTCTGCCCAAGGTAGATTTGAAATAGTTTCGTAACCAACGAGTTTCTCGTGTACCTTATTTTCCCAACGAATGGATTCTGAATTTTTATAAATTCTCCATTGAGGGTCTGGAAAGTTTACCCAACCGTGTTCATTAACCTGCCACCCCCATTTCTGAATGTGTTCTTGAGTTAACCCTTCGACTGTATTTACTCGTGGGACAAGAATTACATCTACATTATTTGCTTCCAAGATTTCGTGAATGTTATCCATCAAGGTTTTATTTGGGTATTCATCTGCGTCAATCTGAAAGATATAATCACCACTACAATGTTTGGTAAGTTCATTCTTCAAATCTGCGAAGTGTCCATCAAACTCATATGGGTGCCACACGAACAATGATTTTTCAACATTCATTTTTCGTAAATAAGTTTCGATATCCTTAGAACCATTTTTTGAATCCCACAAAACCACAATCTCATCTTGTGGTTGTTTGAGTGTCAATAACTTTTGAAGTAATGTTTGGATTTCAAGAAACTCATCCTTGACTGTAACTGCGTAACTAATTTTCATATTTTATATTTCTTTTAGAAAGTCTGGCATATCATCATCCTTTTCTACTTGTTCCCTCTGCCTTCTTTCTGCTTCCGATGGAACTCTATCGAATATACCATAATCATAATTGTATACCGTAACCGTAGAAATGTTTTTTTCGACTAATGTTCTATATGCTGTTTTTAGATTCTTATTTCTATCTTTACCTTTGATTTCTCTGATGTAAAATTGTTTAGAATTCAAATCCAATTGTAACTTTGTTAAATCTAACTTTCGTACTTTAGGAGTCCTACTTATAACCTCATCTAACCCCTTAGCCAAATTAACCATATCGGTTAATGTTATATGTTTTAAGTCTAAACAATGAAAGTAAGTTTTAAAATTAGGTTGTAATACAAACACATAATAGTCACGAGATTTACCATCCACTTTTTTATAACGGATTTTAGCTACCATTCCCCTCTCTAACTTTGCTTTGGGGATTCTGAAAGCATCTGATAATTTATTCCTATGTTGTGCCGTATAATCAGCCATATTACACTTTCTTTAGTTTAGGTAATTTCAAACCAACTTGAGTCGGGCCTTGACCAGCACTATGAGTGTCAAGTATCTTTGACAATTTACTTGTCATATGTTCCTTCGTAAAGTTAGTTTTTACATAATGTCTATTCTTACGAGATTGCTCGTGAGCTTTCTTGTAGTTAGTATAAATAGCCTTCATTGTACCAGAAGCTTGTCCATAATTAATTTTAAACCACTTTGAACCCTTTCTAATCCAATCATTAGTAGCGGATGGATGTACATCTTGTAGTTTACCACCAACTAAAAAGTTGAAGTTTGGATTCAAGAAGTCTAAGTGACCTGACCAAGCAGATACAGCAATTGGCTTTCCACTTACACAAGCTTCTAACAAGGGTCTACCAAACCCTTCACCGTGAGTAAATGAAACGTGTGCTTTTACCTTCGGATGATTGTATAATGAATTCATTTCCTCATCTGATAAATCACCATCAAGGATGTATACGTTAGGTAGATTTTTAGAACCAAGTGAATTACTAATCACCTCTATACGTTTTTTGATTTCGTGTACACTTGTGATAGATGGCCCACCAATAGATGTTTTCAAAATGAGAGCTGGTTTTACTTTCTTATTTTTAAATGTGTTTAAGAATGTGTGAATCAGCCCACCAATATTCTTTCTATCTTCACCAGGTATACCTTGTAACCAATGACCTACAAACAAGAAAGCAAACGATTCATCTACTTGTGACATCATATCTTTTACAGACTGATGTACTTCAAGCTTATGGTCATATATTTTTGAGTCAAATCCTTCAAACAAAACTTCAACGGGTTTGGTAAGACCAATCTCACCGATTTTTTGTTTTGTCTTATCATCTACTTTATCATATTTAACTGATAATGTTTTTGCCGAATGATTCGAAGATACGATGTTTAAATCCATACGATTACACCCCTCGATAAACTGAGGACTAGCACTATCCGTTTCAATAACAGCCGAGACTCCAATGTTGAAGTTACCAACTGGTTGGAATTCATTTGGAATTGTAATTTGAATCCAAACATCCGGCTTTTGTTCTAACTTTAACAAGAACCTTGATGTTAAATCACTATCTTCTTGTGAGAGTGCGTTTTGTGGAGTCTCACCCCACTTTTGAGGTAAGATTTTGATATCCCACTCCTCTCCCTTAACTTCTATAAGTGACCTAACAAAATCTCTTGAACGTGCCCCATAACCACTTCTCGTAGCGATAGGACAACTAACTACACATAACTTTTTCATACCTTGTAAATATTAAATCTTTCTCTTGGTTTCCAATTTTCAAAACATCCATCAATAGCATCAATGAATCTTTCACCCATACTTTCTGATGCCATTCCACTATCACCTGAAATCCACTCGTGACCTTTTTGACCAATTTTTTCTAAGTGTTCTCTACCAGCTCTAAAAGCAAATCCTAACTTTTCAGCTACATCCATAAAATCACATCTATCATCAAAGATATATGGAGTTACTGGCGAACCTTGAAGTGAACGATTTGATGGCCATACTACATAAGCCCAATCACCATATGTGAGTAACTCATTGTTTTCCCACTTTCTCCTATCGTGTAAAGAGCCGTGTTCTACATAATCCTTTTCAGTCAATGGAATACCCATATATTCAAAACCACATTGGTCTTGAAGACCACCAGTTACATTTACGATAATTGGTGTACCAGCTCTAAGTGCCTCACACGATGCAAGACCGAACCCTTCGTTTGATGCGATGTTAAGAATGATATCACCTGAGTTGTAATATAGATTCAAATCCTCGGTTGAGAATTTAGTATTAGTAAACTTGTATTCACCATAGTGACCATTGTGTTTGATTACTTCAGGTATATCAGTACCATTGTTATCACTTGGTACAGTGTGTAAGAACAAACATACTTTCTTATCTTGATGTTGTTTAGCAAACTCGTTAAATGCAAGTACTACATCACCTGGCACTTTTCTACGAATGTTTCTATTATTCCATAGAACCACAAAATCAAACTCAGTCAATCCAAACTTTTCTTTGAACTTCACCAACTTTTCATCATCTGATGGAACTGGTTTGAAAAGTTTAGATACTCCGTGTGGAATATACTTGTATGCCCAATCTTCCTTTGCCATACCATACTTCTCAAGGGTTCTCTTGTTAATACCATATGTTTGTTTTGAGATTGACATCAACAAATCACAACTTGCGTAGAACGGAGCGTTCCACATTGGGTCTGGTAATGAATCCCAAATGTTATAATACATAATAGGACATATTTGCCTAACCTCGTTTTCCATATCATACAACCATTTCCAAAAACGCGGGTCGGTAAAGTGTAGGATAGCATCTGGCTTTTCAAGGTTTATCAACTCCCTAAGAACACCAGGATTTCCGTAACCTGTATGTGCGTATATCTTTACATCGGCATCTTCAACACCAGTTTCCTTTCTCACATCTTCTGAAATATCAAATTTCTTTCCGTGGTCTGGATGTTTTAGTGCCGCACCTAACTGAACCCAATCGTATTTGTGAACAGTTGATAGTACAATCTCTTTTGATTGTGTAGCGATACCACTATGTACTCTAAGGTCATCCGAAAGAAGTAGAATCTTTTTCTTCTTCGGTTTATTTGGGTCTACCTTTTTTAGTTTAGGTAGTTTTAATTCTTGCATATCGTAACTCTCTTGTTTTGTTTGATATAAATATACGAAAAATATTTATTAAATCCTATTATAATCATCTTCAATTCGGACAATATCATCCTCACCAAAATATGTTCCTGTTTGAACTTCTATGAACTCAACAACTTCATCAGTTTCATTCCAAGCTCTATGTTTTGCTCCCAAAGGAATCTTTATACTTTCACCATAATCTCTGAATACTTTATCATCATCCAAAACTATTGTAAGTGTTCCTTTTGTAACAATCCAAACTTCTTGTCGTTTATTGTGATATTGGTATGATAACTTTTGTCCAGGATTTACTGTAATCTTTTTGACCTTACATTCAGTCCAATCATAAAGTACTTCATACTTTCCCCACGGTCTATTCTCTATAACTCTCATTGTATAAATTTAGCGGTTTTACCACCTCTAACTAATACCCTACTGAAGTGGTTATATTCGTTTCTTTTTATTTCTCCAAAATAATAAATCTTATCTGAGCCTCTTACAATACAATCATATTGATGTAGAGGTTGTGTTGGATGATATGGTTTTTCGTAGTAGTCTTTATCCATCCCACTATACAACGACATTGGAGTATGAGCTGGATTGTACTCTATGTACTTAACACCCATTTCCAATGCGAATTTACGAACCCATTTTTCTATACCATCCGTATTACCACGAGTGATGAGAATTAACTCATCACCAAATTTTTGTTTTAGATTCCAAACAAGGTCTTTTATTTCAACCCTATTCTCATACTTCGGACTGCCTATCAGTGCTATTCTCATTGTAGTTGAGTCTTTTTTGAACCTTTCTCCAATACTTTTCGGTTTGTTTCTTTTGTAGTCCCTTCGGCCCACCATTCCAACACCTAGCGATTTTCTCATATGTACTTGTTTCGTGATAATGATTTACGATTATTTTAAACATCTCAATAGACTTCTCTCTATCCCATCTATCATCCAATGTATATACTAAGTCAGACCCACTCATAGATAAAACTATATTTACTTCTTTCAACATTATAGGTCTGATTTGTAATACACCAACAGCATCCTCTCTCTTACAATAAGCATTTTCCTTACCTCTACTTTCAACCCAAATAAGAGCTTCTATCAATGGGGTTAGGTCTCTTGTGGGTTTTGTAATTTTTAGTTCAACTTTGGGAGTTGGGATTTCAAGTACTACTTCTTTCGTAGGAATCTCAATAATGGTTTGAGGTTCAACGGGATTAGATACCGATGATGTTAAAATAATTGCTGAAATTAAATATAAAACTCTCATACATTAAGGTTTGATTCTTTCTTTTCTCGGACACAAATCACTTTTATTAAAAGGACAATACTTACAATTCTTGTTGTTCTTTCCGGCCAAAGCTGGAAACTCACCTTCGGTATTGTAAGAACCATCATCATTGAAAGACTTGGAAATAAACTCATCAAAACTTGTTGTGATGTTTCTCATAGTTCTACTTCCGTGAGCTGGTACAAATTGTTGTACTCTCTTTTGAGCGAACATAGCCTCTTCCCATAGTTTTCTTTTGACAATGAAATACCTAACTTGAATCTTATCGATTGGGTATCCATATTGTTCTGAGAAAAACTTCTTGTATAAGACTAATTGTGCGGTTTTTGTTTTATCTTTCTTTTGATACTCGTTCCAACCTTTTGTAGATGTTTTAATATCCCAAATCTCGATGATACCATCTTCAATGACTTCAAACACTAAATCAAGGAAACCCTTCATCATAATGTTTTTGTTGGATGTGGGATAATAAATAGGTAACTCTACCCCAACCAATCTCATTTTCTTGGTGGAAAAGTATTCAGTCCGATTCTTTTTAATAAAGTCTATGATTTGTATACCATCATCATAGAACTCATTCATTTCATCTTTGGTTGTAAACTTGACACCATAAACAGCCATCATCTTTTTGTACTCTTTGGCCATCTCATCTAATAAGATTTCATTTAAGTTCATCTCATTAGCAGCCGATGGGCCATCCTTATACAAAACTTGTAACCAACCTTGAAGTGTTTCGTGCATCGCTGTACCAAACACAAGATGAATTGAAGGGTCAAAGTCTTTGTGACCATCCATATAAGTCAACTTCCATTGTTTAGGACAATTAGCCCACATTGTGTATTGTGAGTAAGATACCTTTGAATCACCTTCTTTTTCTTGGTGAACTGGAAAGTTGAATATGTTAGATACCATTGACTTTTTCATCTATATAAATGTAATAAAAAGATTTGAAATCACCAAACCTTTAATGTTAAGAAATTGTTAAACTTTTACTTAGCCCACTTCTTTCTTTGGACTATCTGAGATATGATTCCGTATACACTTAAATCTTCGTAAGTGTCTTGGATATTTTCACCAACCTCATCTGGCTCACCCAATACAACTAATTGCTTTAGTCTTTGGATTTTATCGTTCTTTCTAAACCATAGTCCGACTAATGATAGTTTAATATCATCATCAGATTCTAAGTTAGTTCCGACTGAGATGTTACCTGGTCCGTAGTTTCTTTGTTTTTTACAAAAGGTTTCGTACATCTCATCTAAAATATTTTTAAACTCTTTTGTAGTCTCAGGGTACAATCTTTCACAATACTCTATTGCGTTTTCTTCTTGCTTATCCTTTTCAACCCTCTCAGAATAATTCACCTTGTTTTTTCTTTCTTTTATTACTTCAACCATTTTTTGATTTCTTTTTTATCAACACCAAATTTTTGAATGATTTCCATCACCTCATCTTTGGATAATATTTCAAGGTAATCCTTGACTTCTCTCTGAGATACTTCAAAATATTTTGATAGGTAACTCAGTACTTTCTCATTGTATTTATCACTACCCTTTGCTTTGATGTATTTATCAAAACTTCGTTTCTTAGGTAGAACATCTAAATACAATTTGTAAACATCCCTTGGATTGAGCTGACCAATGGTATACTTTTGTAACTCATTGACCAACTCTAATAGTCCCATATTCATAGATAAAAATCTATTGACCATAAATGGTTCAAAGGTTTTTCTATCCATAACCGAAAGAGACTCCCAAGAGGTTTTCTTCTCCTTTATGCCAGAAAGATGCTGAAATAGTGTTTTAGCCTTCTTCGTTTCCGACATCTTCGATTAATTCTTTTGGAGTAAATTTAGGGTGTACAGTTCCACAATTGTTACAAATCACAACTGGAATAGGTAACATAGATGGTTGTCCGTTCGGTGATTGTACAGCCGATACCTCTTTGTACATTGTTAACTCATCGAAGAAAATACCATCACATTGTGGACAAGTTACATTTTTTAACTTACGAACATCCAAGTTCATAGTTGGGGACTTTGCGGGTTGTCCCATTTCTACAATTTTACCTTTTTTAGCCATTACTTATTAATTCCCATTAAAATGTTTAACATCATCGCCATTACGTTGATTTCTTTATCAACTACCATAGAATCTTTGTACTGACCATCTGCGATGTTTAAGATAGTCTGACCCACTTTACCACTTGCGTAATTATCTACCTCATCGTAAAGAGCCCTATATAAAGGAGTAAAGTCCTTTACCTTAGAGTCAGCGATGATTTGTCTGATTTCAGTAAATTGTTGTTTTACATCACCAGTTTCTTTGAGAATGTTTATAACATTTTCAGTATAGTTCGCTTGAACAGTGGATGTAGCATCAATCTTTAATGTACCATTTACCACTTGTCGTTGTGCAGCATTTAATACTCTACGAATATCAGGATAACCACTATTGACAAGAACGGCAAGGTCTTCTTTATTGAACTCAACACCCTCTTCATTTAAGATATCAAACAATCGCTTTGCCACTTCTTTTTTAGATGGTGGTGTAATAGCGAATGTCTGACATCTACTTTGGATTGGGTCAATCACTTTTTCGACATAGTTACAAGTCAAAATGAAACGAGTAGATTTACTGAAAGTTTCCATTAGATTACGGAGTGCAGCTTGAGCATTTGGTGTCAAGTAGTCTGCCTCATCCAAGATTACAACTTTCCACTTACGGAATCCCATAGATGATGCGAATCCACGAATCTTATCACGAACTGCATCTACGGAGTTTTCATCCGAAGCGTTGATGTACATAACATCACAATCAATCTGATTGGTAATGATTTTAGCGAGGGTAGTCTTACCTGTACCTGCTACTCCGTAGAGTAACAAGTGAGGTACATCCTCATTCTCAATGTAAATCTTTACTTTCTCAAGGATATGTTCGTTTCCAACATAACCTTCTAATGTGTCTGGTCGATACTTCTCGACCCATAATGAATTACTCATCGGCCTACTTCTTTTAAATATTTTTTCTTTGCGTCTTCCCAAGACATTCCAATGATATCTAAGTAAAACAATGGTTCTGGCTTAATACGACCTTCATCATAGAGTTTTGTATATCTACGAATAGCTTTAGGTTTCCACCAATTCATTGTGTATTCATCACCATCAACAAACTTTTTCTTCATATTTAACTGATTATCATCAATTTCATTACGAAGAAACTCATTCCCATTATCATACATCTGAGCGAAGTATACACCTCTTTTGAATCCGTGTTGATACTGAGATTGTTTGATTCCCAACTCTTTGAAAATCATAGTTAGAATACGTTGTTTTACACCTGATACAGGCCCTTCGATACCTTCTTTCTGAGTAGTATTCTTTGTATACTCTTCAGATTTATGTTCTTTCAACCATTGGTGCCACACATCGTAATATGTGTCATCTGGTTTAATTGATACCTTTCCTGCTGACTCACCCAATGTCTTAAAGTGTGGGATACCATTATATTGAGAGTGGATACCATACAAAGATGTGGTGCCTACTGCGATAAGGGTCTGACCATATTTTTCTTTCCAATAATCTCTAACTATTGGGCTGGTCGTTAAACAGGCGACTAACTTACCACCTAAGAAATTGTATCCTAAAGGTTGTGTACATACAATGGTGGTAGCGATAGTAGTGTGATTTAATTTACCATCTTTGAATTTGTTGTCTTTTGACCAACCAATGTAGGTATCTCGAACTCCCAATGAGGTAACATCAGAACCCAACGAAACTAATCCTAATAACTTACCACTAACTCGGTCTTTGATGTATAACTTTACGTTACGACCTGGATTAGCTACGAAAGACATCGTGTGAATCAGTTTACGGATTTCAGTCCAACGAGTGGATTCCTTTGAATCCTTAACAATCTCAACATATGGTTCAAGGGTCTCAATCTCTTGGATTGTTTGTTCTTTGTTCATAATGTCAGTTGGAGCCCACAATTGGTCAATATATTGAGCCATTGCGGCTTTCCTCTTCATAGAGTTGGATAAGTCTGAATTCCACTCATCCCACTTCTTGTAAAGAGTTTGTTCCTCTACAGTCATAGATTGAAGATAGTCCATATTCTCAATGAACTTCTTCTTCTCGTTATCGTAGTTGAACTCTGGCTTCGCTGGTTCTGTGTCCCAAAATTGCATATTACTTAATTTCTACTAAATAATAATTTGATTTAAATCCATCGTGCTCAAACGAAACGTGAGCAAGTCCTTGAGGAGAAATCTTCAATGAAGATGATTTAGCACCTCTATTAGCATTTAGAATTTCTTTCAAATACTTAGCTGAGAAAGAAATAGGTTCAACATCACCCTCACAAGTACAATCAACATTGATAGAGATTCTATTTGAGTTGATTTTAGAATAACCCAAGATTACCTCACCTTTGTTTTCTTTACAAGTGAATGTAAATGTATCTGAATCAGACATAGCACCCTTTGCTTTTGTAAACGTAGATACAAAGTCATCATCCATTGTGATTGTAGATGTAAAAGGAGGAAGTTGTTTCAACTCAGGTACAACTGGAATCACCGATAAATCAGCCAACATATAGTTTACTGATGTTTTAGTGTCCGAGAAAACCAAAGCTGCGTCACCTTCGTTTACATCAACTTGACTACCCAATACACCGAGTAGACCTTTTAGTTGAGATGTGGTGTAAACACCATACTCACCATTTGGAAATTCCTTCTCCTCAGATGATACACTACCCAAAAGAGTTTTGTCATCCGAAATAAAAGATACTTCCATTCCTTCATCGGTTGAGTTGATTTTTACACTCTCAACCTCACCACCCAAGTTATATCGGGCGATAAATCCTTCAAACGAACTTTTTTTCATACTTTTTATTGTTTAATGTTAGACTAATATACGAAATTTATTTTTAATATCCAAATTAAAATGAGAAAAATTGTGATGCAGCTGCAAGGTTCGGATTTGGTTTCTCCCAATCCATAGCTTTGTAGAAGTCATCAAGTTTATTATTCAACTCTTTTTCCCAAATCAAATCATAATCAATGTATTGTTGGATAAACTCATTTATTTGTGGTGGGTCTGAGTGACCCGTAAACGCTGTGGTCTGAAGACCAAGCGGGTTCTTCTTCAAATATACCCATTTAATCTTGTCACCATCTTTCATTGGTTCATACTTGTAAGGTGCGTTAAACTTCTTCAACAATTGGTTGTAAGTAATAGCCGCCTTAACGTGAGCAGGCGTTCCCTTCTTGAATTCACCCAATGCTTGATTCTTAAATAGATACTTTGACATATCCTTTACCGCTGAGTTCTTTGCGATGTCTACAAAGTTTTGACTGGTCATTCCATCTTTATAATCCAAAATCTTTTGGTCAATCTCATCTTTGTTAGTAGACTTTAGAATGTCCATCAAAACCGTTGACATCACTTCCTTGAAGTATGTTGGGAATGAACTTCGTTTTACATCAAGTCCCTTCACATCCAACTTATCACAAGGTACAGTATTGTCATTAATAATCCATTGTGCGTATCTCTTCTTTGATACCCAAAAACCACCCTTTGCGATAGTCTCTTGTTTGATATCAAATCGGTGAGTATCCACATTGAACATCTTATATGCCATTACATCATATACTTTGTTGATATGTGTTTCTACTTCTTTTGCAACTGATAGAATCGCTGGAATCATTTCTTCATCCGAATCTTCGTTGATGTTTGGATTACGAGACTTTACCAATGGTGCAGCTTGATAGAATACTGAATCAGTATCAGTATATACATTGTAATCTGCTTCCTTACCAATGTTCTTTGTATAGTATTGGTTAGCAATCATCTCAGTAGTCTTAATCACCGACTGACCTGTAATGGTAGTTGCTTCCGCATTATCCACATCGTAGAATCTGAATGATGGTAGACCCAATACACCATAAAGGGAGTTCAACATAATCTTTTGAACCAATTGTCTCTGAGAGTAGAACTTGTAGAGTTCATCATTACCTTCTTTACCATACTTCTTCATAAGGTCTTTGTACTCCACACGTTTGTCAAACCAAACATTAAGAATCTCAGGAATCACACCAACTTTGTCTCTACGATAAAGTACACCATTTGCTGCGATTGAGTAATCATTCTTCTGAACAAACTCTAAGAATCGGTCTTTAGGTAGTGGTGGGAACTCATTACCATCATCATCTACAATTGAGTATGATTCAATCTTACCCTTCATATGGTCTTCAGATGAATAGTTCTTCAATTTACCAATCTTGGTCTCTGGCGAGATATTGATTGTCATAATGATAGATGGATATAGTGATGTCAAATCCAAATCGTATACCCACTTGTAAAGACCAGGTTTTGGTTCTTTTACATAAGCACCCGTAAACTTACCTTCACCATCAGACCCATCAGCATTACGATTCATTCTCTTTGGTTTATTAGGAGCTACCCTACCACTCCTTCTCAAGAATGTCAAGATAGCACCCTCTAACCACTTTGATGAGAATAAAAAGTCTTCATAGAAAACGTGACCAGCGTGACAAATCGCCTGAGCCAATTGAATGAACTGAAGTTTCTTGTCCATATCAACAACCAACTCCACATCCACCAAGTTATACTCAATGAACTTTTCCAAGTCATCTCTGAATAGTTGGTCAAGGTTTCCTTCATACTCAATCTTACCACGACCCAATGTCATATTAGCAATAGTGTCTAATCGGTAGTTTGGGAATTCTTGGTAGGTAAAGTTCTTGAACAACGCAAGATAATCCAAACACGAAATACCAGCGATGATATATCTATTACGATACTTGTTCCAACTAACCTTTCCAATAGGAGACAATTCGTTTGCTTTTCGTTCACCAAAAAGAACCTTAATACGATTGTATAGGTAGGTAACATCAAAGTAGTCAATGTTCCAACCAGTCACAATAGTAGGATTGATTTCTTTCCATTTGTTGATGAAAGCAATCACCATTTCCTCTTCAGTATCAAACGACTCTACTTGAGCTCCCTTGATAGTTTTGTTGATTTTCTCACCTTTGTTTACTACATAGACAAAGTAATCGCCAGTTACGGAATCGTGACCAGCGACTGATGTCATTGCGTTCTGAGCTTCATTAATATCAGGTAGACCACTATTCATCTCTACCTCAATATCAAATGTCAAAATAGTATGACCTTTAGAGATTTCATCTGAATCACCATATTCATCAATCAGAAAACGAGTTACTTCATTTACATCACTTTCGTATAGCTCCAAGTCATCTTCTTGTTTCCAAAAGTTTATCTTTTTAAGACGCTCTCCGTGAATAGAAGTATGAGCACCATTACCATCTCTAACGTAACCATATCTACGGTACTTAGATGTGAAGTAACCTTTTTCATCATCCCAACAATGGATGATAGATTTTTCTTTTTCATAGTATACGTTTTGATATGCCATTAACCTTGTAACCTTTTATGTAATTCTTTAATCATTATATCTTCATTCAAAGATAGTTCCACAGCCCTTACGACTGACATACTGTCTCGTTCTTGTCTGAATGTGTCATCATCCAACAATTTATCAAGATAATCAAATAAGTCTTTTTTATACTTGAAGAACATTCCGTTTGGGTCAATCTCGTGATAACAATCAGATTCATTCCAAATCATAGGACACCCGTTCATCATACAATCCGTACCACTTACTGACCATCCATAGTTAGTTTGTCTCATTTGGATACCTACCAAACAATCTTGCAATCTCTTGTAGTAATCGTGTTTAGGTACTTTTGTATTATCAATCCAAGAATATGGTGGGTCACCTTTTAGTTGTGGAATCCAAACCTTGAAATCTTCTCGTTGTTTACGATATTCTTTCATCAGTTCAATAAACTTTGGATATCCCTTGTATGCAGCTGCACGATGGTTAAATACGATTACTCTATCTTTAGAGTCTTTGATACTATCAACAATCTTATCTTTAGGTAATCCCAAGTTCCATACTTTTAGAATCCCATCCAACTTCTGAACAAACTCTTCATTGAATAGTTCTCTTGCTTCATTCAATACTCTATTCTTTTGGTCTTGAGTATTAAGATAACATACATCCATTTGAGATACACCAAGTAGTTCAATAGGTAACCACAACCACTTAGGTTTACCAGCTCTATTGTCCGGCCCATTACACGATTTCATTTCCCACCAATGACAATAACCCACAATCTTAGTGTCCATTGTTTTTTTGTATCTACCCACTTGAACCCAATCTGGTAGGTGTGAATAGATTACATCGTAATCAATGTCTTTGAGTAGATTGATAAGTTTAGATGATGGGAATGACCTCTGATTCATCATATCACCAGGAATGTCAATTTGGTGTTGTTTGACATTTGGTAGATTCAACTTCTTACTGATTTTGCCAGTGGGCATTAGGATATTCCAATAGTAATCGCCATAAGAGTCCAATGCTTTGATGTGGTTATGAATCACATCAACAAATGAATCTTTATCAATGTTGGAAGAATTCGTTATGTTTGGTATAACGAGTACCTTCCTTGCTTTACTATAATCTATTGCTTCCCAAAACTGCATTATACAAATAAGTTTTTATGAGCAGTATTAACCTTAGATTCTACATTGTAATAATCGGTGATTAATTCATCTTTTTTATATAATCTAACTCTACCCAAACTTCTATCAATACCAATCCCATACTTTGGTTTCTCATAGTGATTCTTACTATTCACAAAGTTGAATTTAGTATAAGGGCCTATTTTTCGTTGATTATATTCGTATGTAGAAAACGATGCGTATTTAGTAGCTGAGTGATTATTAGGTACTCGCTGTCCATTTTGAATGTTTGGTTTAATGTATTTTTTCCAAGCATCACTAATTGTTTTTATTATTAAATCATCAGATTCAACGCCCACTAACGCATCTTCAACATTAAATGATGTAATTGAATTTTCATATAATTCAATTGCGGATGAGAATGATGGTTCATCATAAACATCATCATCGTAAGCAGAGTATAAAGAAATACCCAATTCTTTAGCTATATCTAAATAATAATCAGTATTTAATTGAAAGTCTTTTGGATTTTCTAATATATCAATTCCCAATTGAGCTGTTGGTTTATCAAATGAAACAAACATATTTTGAAATAAATCCTCATAAGTTTTATTAAACTCACCCATATCATCAACATACCTACATAATCTACCTAATAAACCTTGTAGTAAAGATGTAACTACCTTTGATGATTCAACAATACCCTTTATGAATGGTTTGTTTTGATGATATAGATTAGTCAATTCTCCATATGTTTGAACAGGGAATAACTCTTTATCAACTAACTTATCCAAGTTAACACCACATCCCAAAGAACTATCAATAAACAATGCAACATCTTTTCCATTTAATTTTGAATATTCAAATGTTCTTTTGATTATTTCGGTTAAAGTTCTTTCAGATTTATCAACTGTATCCAATCCTATCAACTCCAAACCTTCGTTATATGCTTCAGAGTTAAGTTCAACTTTGTTTGAAGTTTCACCCATACATATAACAGATGGTATACCCCAATCTGATAACATACGCAATGCAGCTTCCATTATTTCTCTTGGCTTTAATCTAATAATATAGACACCAAATCTATCTACTTCAGTAGTATTACTATGTTGAGCCAATCTTTGCATTATATACGATACATTATTTTTATCATACTGAATAAAGTAGGTCACTCCATCATCAACATTTTTTAACAAATGAGGAACGCCTCTATAATGTTCATTTGGTTCTATTTTATGATAAATGATATCACTACCACGAGATGCATCTAACATAGAAATATTAGTTGCACCAACTGCTCCAAATGTACAACCAATATCTCTTAGCTCCTTAGCCAAATTTACATATCTACTTTTAGCTTGGGGTGTAGTTCCAAACTGGTCCTCATCAAAGAATACCAAATCTTGAGGCGTTAAATTTTTTATGAATTCATCTTGCTTATGTGGTTTGAAGAAGTGTAGTAATCGCTGAAATCTATAATCAACGGAACCCATTTGGGTTACTGCTCTATTCAAACCATCAACGTGAGCAGTAGATGTATATGATGTAGTTATATATGATTTTGATTTTGGGTCTCTATCTAACCACAAAGAAGCAACACCAATCATAATTTGAGTTTTACCACTCTGCATTGGTGCAGATATTGTAAAGTAAGGAAGTTCAGACTTATACGCAGGGTCAGTTATCTTTTTGAAGATAGATTGAGCTTCATCAATCTCATCGGGTTTTGGTGGATTAATTGGATTGGTTTTCCAAGTTTCAAATAAGCTTTTTGAATTTTCTTTTTTTAATCTCATTGATATGTTTTAGATTTTAATGTTTTACAAACATACGAATAATTTTTTAATTATCCAAATATTTTTACCAAAAACTTACTTGATTTTCTGGCTCGTAAGTTTCGTGTCTTTCAATCGGTGGTAAGAACTCTTCTGCGTTCTTAGGATACGGACTCGTTTTGTGTTTGAGTCGTTTAGTTAGTTGCCGCTTTTCAGATTTGTTCTGACCTAATACTTGAATGTATCGGTGTTTAGGAGCTTCTCTCTTTCTCCAAAACTCACGATACCCATCTTTACCAATCTCGGTTTTGAGATGTTCTACGTTGTGACTACCCCACTTTGAAAATACAGTTCTTGAGTGAATCCACTTATGTGGGTTTTCTAAGGATACTGAATAGTTAGGCATTAGTTGAATATCACGACAATCTTGATATAACCAATTCGTTGCTTGATAGATACCACCTAAATGTAATTGTTCAGGGTCAGCGTAACTCAACAACATTTTTATGTTTGGTGCGTTTTCACGAATCCATTTAAATGATTGACCCATAGCGTATGATTCAATATTTGACCCATAACCATCGTGGATGAACAATCGTGTCAATTCCAAACATTGGTCTTTTTCTAATCCATCAATTACTGAAGTGATTGCTGACCTTCCTACTGGATATCCATAAACTAAACATCCGATTAATTTTTCATCATTTCCAAGAATGTCTATTTCATCTGATTTATAGAAGATACCAAGAGCATATCTACACATAGTCCAAGCGTGGGAGTAGTGATGGGTTACAATCATCTCCTTAGCAATAGGTTTATTTATTTCACGAATCGTTACTCGTGATGTGTCAACATATGTCTTATTTGCTTCTTTCAATCGGTTCTAATTTATAAATCTCTTCCTCAAATAGTTCACTTTTCTTAGGATAAGGTAAAGATGGGTACTTGAGTGTTTTCAATATACGACTTTTTTTTGACTTATCCAAAATATAAACGTATCTATGTTTCCGTGGTTCTTTTTTAATCCAAAATGGTTTGTTTATCATCTCTTGGATTTTCTTTGGGTTGTTTGTCCCAAATTTTACGAATGAAGTCCGACTATGATGCCACTCATCATCTTCAGACCACTTGAAAGACCAAGAATCATTTGGTCTTACTTTGTTTCCTTGATATATCCAATTTGTTGACTGATATACAGTCCCCAAGTGACCAACTTTTGGGTCTGAGTAGGATATCAATGCTCTAATGTGTTTTGCGTGTTCTCGTAACCACTTGAATGTTTGTCCAACGAACCAGCTTTCTATATTACACCCATACCCATCAAATACGAATAATCGTGTAAGTTCTAATACTTCGGTTCGTTCAAGAAGTGGTGATATGGACTGACCAGAGTGTCTACCTATGGGGTCACCATATGTAGCTACTCCAATCAACTTGTCCGTGGATTCAAAGAATTGGTGAGAGTCATCTTGTATATACAATCCAAGTGCGTAAGATACCTTTGTCCAAATCCCACTATAATGGTTGTTTACCACTATATCTTTTGCGACTGATTTGGAAATAGGTCTTACTGATAACTTAGAAATGTCAGTATATACCTTCCCTTCAATTTTCATTGATAATCGTTAAATTCACCAAATAATATATGAGTCCAAGTTTCACCTTTCACAATCTTACGAATGTTGGCGGGTGATACACCATTGTTTCGGGCCAATACTCTAATGTTTCGGTGTCCCACAGCCCATAGTTTACGAATAGACCTTACTTGTTTTTCCGTTAATTTATGTTGTGGATGTGATTCGCCTCTTAATGCCATTTTGTATCTTTTCATTCAAAGGGTATTTCTAATTGACCACCATCAGTCAAAAATTGTCCAATATTAGGTTTAGAAAAGTTAGGCCCCTTTAATACCTTACCATCTTCACGATAGATAGGTTTACCATCTTCTCCTAATTTAGACATATTAGAACGATGTACCTCATCAAACACTTGTTCAATGATATTGCTCATTCCGTGAGCAACCATAGTACCCAAAAGGATATATAATTGGTCAGCAAGTGCATCGGTAACCTCAACAAGGTCATCGTTATTACAAGCATCTAAATACTCAACCAATTCCTCTTTACCCAACCGATATCTCAAGTAATAATCATCTGGCTCAAGTAATGTTGGTTTTGAGTTTCTTGTTTGGTTATAAGCTTTCTGAAAATCCCAAAGTTGTTGTAACTGCTTTTCCATAATATACTAATATACAAAAATTTATTTAATTTTCCAAAATCATTTCATTGTTTTTTAAACCACTTGGTTCAGTATCCCAAAGGTTTATAGCTATTGCGTATCTTGTACCACGAGTAACTTTAGTAACTCGGTGTGGATACTCACCCGCTGGAAATATTACGAGTCTATTATATTTTGCTTCTATACGTTCTGGCTCATTATCTTGACCTTTAGAGAATATTTCTAAATACCCACCATCGATGTCGTGGTTTCTTGGGTAATATACCGTACCAATTACAGGAGTAACCAAAGTTCTTTCAGTATCCCACAAATATTCATCTTTGTCAAAGTGCATCTTTAATTCATCCCTTTCATCTTCTTGGGAATATACACCTGTCCAATATTCAAATCCAACACAATTTATTGGAACGTGTGGTGACCTTTCACCCCAAATGTATTCTATAAGTTCTTTTTTCAAAGTGTTTGCTGGAGAGTTCCACCACCCATACCACCAAAAGTAACCTTTGGTTTCAAAAAAAGTCTCATCACGTTCTAATCTATTTAAAAACTCTTGGTCTTTTATAAAATCATCTATTACTATCATAATGTCTTCACTTTCTTTAATGCCGAAGCTATAACTTGATGCATATCGTAATATTTGTATTCAGCCAATCTACCACCAAAAATCACATTTGGTGTATCATCAGCCATTTGTTTGTATTTACGATATTTCTCATTATTTACCTCATCATTCAAAGGATAAAACGGCTCTACCCCTCTTTTGTAATTCTGAGGATATTCATAACTTATATATGTACCTTTTTGATTTTGATTATCAAAATGTTTGTGTTCTATTCTTCGAGTTTGTAGTGATGTTGAATCCGTAAAATTCATACCAGCACATCCTTGTAAATTATCTACATCTTCAAAGTAGAAGTTTTCCCATCTAACGGACTTATATTCCAAATCACCATATTTGTAATCAAAATACTTGTCGATTGGGCCTGTATAAATTACTTTATCGGTGAGGTCATCCCAATACTCTTTATTTTCCAAATAATCACAATCGGTATAAACTTTAACATCTTTCAACAACTTTTCAAATATCTGAGTGTATCCTCCGATTGGTATTCCTTGATATTTGTCAAAGTAATAGTTGTTATCCCAAGTAAACCTTACAGGTAATCGTTTTATGATTGACTTTGGTAGGTCTTTCGGGTCTTTTTTCCATTGTTTGATTGTATAATGTTTTATCAACTTTTCATAGATGTCCGTACCAACAAGTGAAAGAGCTTGCTCTTCAAGATTTGTAGGATTTCCTTTGAATCGTTGTGATTCAATCTTTTGCTTTGCTTGTTCTGGTGTCTTTACACCCCACATTTGATTGAATGTAAACATAGTAAATGGTAAAGAATACAACTCACCATTATAATTAGCTATTGGATTATATCTAAAACTATTGAATTCAGCAAAATGATTAATCCAATCCCAAATACGCTTATCATTCGTATGAAATATATGTGGGCCGTACTGATGAACGTGAATTCCACCAACATCTTCAGTATATGTATTTCCTCCAATATGATTACGCTTTTCCAAAACAAGAACTTTCTTACCTTTCTTGTTTAACTCGTAAGCACATATAGAACCGAAAAATCCAGCCCCAACGATTATGTAATCGTATTTATCACTCATATATTATTCAATGCTATTTGATGTAATTTTTGAGGTTCATCACTTGTATCAAAGTAAGCCCAATCGTTTATAAGAAATACTTTATTTGGAAACGGATTTGGTCGATTCTCATCCACCATCATACTTGTAGCTTGATACATCTGAAGATATTCATTTCTATCATTATGGATTTTAGCTAATTCATAGTATGATTCGTTTCTACTCTTACAAAATTCAGATGCTCTATTGTACCAAATAATGGAATCATCAATTTTACCAATCAATTTACAAATATTACCAATACAATGAGCTGCATAGAATGAGAACTCATCATCAAATTCAACAACTTTATCAGATTCGTATTTTGGATGTTTTCTATTTATAAATTGTCTAAAATAAAATATAGCTCTTCTTGCAAACTCTTCTCTATGTGCGTGTCCGAATGGAAATTCATCTCTAAGTGTATCGTGGTATGATTTACCAATATACCATAGGTGATAATCATCCTCAAGAACTTTATTGTTTGGAATTACATCTAATTCTAAATTTAGAGCATCCTTTAGAAACTTCATAGGTTGTAACCAAGTTTGACCATCATTCGTTAGATAGTGTCTAAATGATTTCGGTAGATTTACTCTTTGAAAGTTTTCACCAATATCATCTCTATCCAAGTAAATTGTTTCGTGAGCTTTCTCAGGATAAAATCTCCAAGGTTCTTTAGCATTCCATAACCAAGTTCTAAAATAAGAAACACCTGGCGCTGTACAAGGTATATTAAAACTCTGAATTGTTGTATCATCGAATATAGACCAATCAAAGTCTTCATCAACTATTAGTTGTTCATCAGCATCTACTCTCAAAATCCAATCACATCCGTGGTCAGCCTCAAGAGCGGTTTGTACACAATGGTCTCTATTGATACCGTGACCCTTCCACCAATCTAATTCATATAAAAAGCCAGGTATACCCTTTTCTTCAAAAAAGTTACGAATGATATCTTGAGTACCATCGGTAGACCCGTTGTCTTGTATAACCCAATAATCAATATATGGATAAACTGAATTCAACATACGTTCGATAACGTGTGCTTCATTGTTTACCATAGTATTAAAACAAAACTTTGTTTGTGTGTTTTTCATATTACACGTTTAGATATTCTGCTTCCGGCTTTGCTCCAATAATTCGTTTAACCTCTTGACCATTCTCTAACAAAACGACCGTTGGAATGTTTCTCACATTGTATTGTTGTGCCATCTGAGATTGTTCATCCACATTGATTTTTTGGACAGGAATCGTGTTATTAACTCGTTGCATTACAGGCCCTAACATTCTACAAGGCCCACACCAAGGTGCACTAAAATAAAGATATTGTTTCATAATATTTCCTAACCATCGCAAGATACACAATCAGGGTCGGTGGCACGAGTTGCGATGTCTCCACGAAGTACCGACTCCGTTCTCATATAATAGAGAGTTTTAATTCCTTGTTTCCACGCTTCCAAATGAACTTGGTTAATCCACTTTGGAGATGCTTGAGATGGGAATGCTAAGTTTAGTGATGCTGACTGGTCGATGTATTGTTGTCTTACACCAGCTTGTCTCACCAACTCCAATTGATTGATTTCTTTGAATGTTTTAAATACATCCTTTACCCAATCAACCTCTTGTCTATCAATTGACTCTTGTAGTATGTCTTCTTTTTTAGTAAGTTTACCATTGACATATCCCCAATTGTCAAGTTCATCCAAACCTTGAACCGAACCTCCATCTTCAAGGATTTGAGCCCAAGTGTCTTTATTGTTCATACCCATTTTACGAAGAGCTCTTTCCAACTCAGCGTTTTTACGGATAAACGTACCCTTGGCTGTTTGTTCCGTAAATACGTTTGCAGCCCAAGGTTCAATACCTGGTGATACATTACCACTCAACTTAGAGTTAGATACTGTTGGAGCAATTGCTCTCAAGTGAGTGTTTCTCATACCTGTACCAACACACCATAGTGGTTCACCATATTCATTAGCAAGGTCACGAGATGCTCTTTCTGATTCAATCTTGATTTGAGAGAATATTCTTCGAGTTTCAAACTGAGCTGGAAGTCCTTCGAAAGACATACCTTTTTGTTGTAGATATGTATGCCACCCAAGAACACCCAATCCAAGAGCTCTACCCTTTTCAGCCGAACGAACTGAATTCTCAAATCCTCTCATATTCTTTGCTCTCTGAATAAACTCTTCGAGTACACCATCCAAGAACCAAGTAGCTGTATAAATTAAATCCGTGTTTTTCCACTCTTCATACTTAGCCAAGTTTACTGATGATAGACAACATACAAATGAATGTGACTCATCGGTATGAAGTACAATCTCAGAACAAATGTTGGTCATAAAGACTTTGAGTGAGTTTTGTTTATATGCTTCTGGATTTTGTTTGTTTACATTCCCCTTATACATAATATAAGGTTCACCAGTCGCCTTTCTCTTTTGAAGAAGTTTACCCCACTTTCTTCTAGCTTCAGGGTCACCATCTTCAAGTTTTCTCATAAACTTATCACCAACAATCGCACATTGATGTAGATTCAAACATTGTCTATTAACATCACCTTTTGGTTCTCTAATTTCTACCCACTCATCAAAATCTTCGTGGTCGATGTTTAGATTTACCGATGCGGCTCCTCTTCTTACTGCACCTTGATTGGTAGCAAGAATAGTTGAATCATAAATTTTAGCGAATGGTACTACACCATCTGATGTACCATTTTGAGTAATCTTAGACCCGGCTGGTCTAATCATATTAAGACCAATACCTACACCACCTCCGTGTTTTGCTAACAACATTAATTCAAGATTCTTAGACCCAATCTCTTGAACCGAGTCACCTACATCGATACCAAAACAAGAAATAGGTAATCCTCTATCAGTACCTGTATTTGAAAGAACTGGTGATGCCAAGTTTAACCAACCTCTCCAAATGTAATCAAAAAACTTTGATGCCATTTGTGGTTTGTCCAATCTTCTAGCAACAGCCGTAGCAACTCTCCAATAGGCATCTTTGGGAGTTTCTCCAGCCAAAAGATATCCATTTGAAATGGTTTTAACGTAAATTTCAGTATTTGCCCAAGTTGGGAAGTCAACTCCCAACTCCCAACCTAATTTTTCTCCGTGATTTTTCATAACTAATTAAAATATATCATCCCAATCTTCACCTTCGTTTGCTTTAGAGTAATCCGTTGGTCTTACTGCAAAGAAGTCGGTGTGGGTAGTTCCGCCAGTTAAGTGATAAAACCACTCCAACTCATTTGCTGAGTTTTCATCGTAGTCAAACAACTTACCTTCGTAACCTAATTCATTGTATTTTTCATTTACTCTTCTTCTGATAAAGTTGATTAGGTCATTTTTCTTTAGATTTTCTAAATCACCCATTTCAAACATTTTATCAATGTATTTCAACTCCAAGTCTAACATAATGTTAGCAGCTTCTTCTACAGCCTCTTTTGCTTGGTCTTTAAGTTCAGTATACTCCTCACACATATGTCTGAATAGTTGACATCCCATTTTAGAATGTAGAGACTCATCACGAACTGACCATTTCATTTGTTGACCAATTCCCTTTAACATATTTCTCATTTGGAATGAGTATAATACAGCGAATGATGAATACAATGCAACACCTTCAGTAAATGCTGAGAATATAGCAAGAGACCTTGCTACTTCTTTTCTCGCCTCAGCATTATCTTTCAAATCTTCCCAAGTGTATCTATTTGTAATATTAGCTAAGTTTTCGAATCTATCAGCCGTAGCTGGTTCGTGTAAGAATGCCTCAAAGTCTTCCAACCCAAGAGATTCATTCAAATAAGAGTAAGCAGTAGCGTGAATAGTTTCTTGTGAACCAAACATCATAGCCATTTGTTTGATTTCGTGTTTAGGAAACCATTCGGTCACCCAACCAGTCCAATAGTCCGACACCGCACATTCGGTTTGAGCAAATCCTAACAAGATATTACCTACCAAATTCTTTTCAGCGGGTGACAAATTTTCATTCCAATCTTTAATGTCACCTTGCATTGGTATTTCAGTATGTAACCAAAAAGCTTGTGCTTGTTTCAGCCAACCTTCGGTATAGTATTCAGGATATTCAAACGGTTTAAACGGTATTCGGTTTTCAAATAATGCCATATTATTATTTCTCTATTAGATTATTATTGTAAAAGGTTAAATTGGGTGATAATATATATTAGTTAAAATCCAATATCACCTTGCATTTCCTTATATTTTTGGGCTAATTCTTTTCTTACTAAACTCTCCCCTTGTTTCATCTGGCTTTTGGTCTTTTTACCATCAATGGAATCATCATTATAAATGTGAATTTGACCCGTTGAGAAGTTTGCTTTAGATGGGAATGTCATTCCATCTGGCCCAAATCGATTCTTGATAACGTGCCATCTACCAGTTCCAGCTAATTTGTCTTCAATTTTACGAGATAATGATACCACAAAGTCAGCGGTCATCATCTTGGAAAAAGACCCAGCAATTTTAGTACCTGTAATAATGTCATCTTCTGCGCCACTTCTATTGATTTGTGATGCTGTAAATACGGGTACTTCGTATTCACCTGCCATACCACGAAGGTCTTCAATGATTTCTTCCAACTCTTCGTGTCTTTTTTCTTTAGATGGGCCCCTCAAAAGGTCAGCGTAATCGACAATAACTACATCTGGTCTTTTACCTTGAAGAATCATCTTATCCATATGAGCTTTCAACGAAGTTACACTAGCGGTTTTGGTAGGATAATGTTTTACAACTAAGTCACCACTTACATTTTGTACTGACTTTTTAACATCTTCCATATTGTACTTGAGATTGGCGACAGCGACACCACTTAAAACGGCATCATACCTTTGACCTACATAACCTTCATTCAATTCTAATGTGTAATGTGCCACAACTTTACCCTTTTTCATAGCATTCACACCTATGTTGACCAAAGACCAAGATTTACCAATACCAGGAGGAGCTGCAAAAAGAATCAACTCTCCTTTACCAAAACCGCCTTGTGTAATTTCATCAATAACATCCCAACCACTTGAAACTACGTTTCTAACTTCAGATTCGTACCTTTCATCAATCATAGTCTTGTATTCGTGACCAATATCCGAATCTTGACCAGCTTTCATAGCAGTATCAATCTTCTTTTTGATGGTATCGTACTTACCATCCTCCAAAAGGGTCACAGAGTCTAAGATTGCGTTCTTAATAGACTGATTCTTACAAAAGTCAAGAACTTGTTCTTTTACGAATTGTAAATCTTCACTATCTAAGTGATTCCAAGCGTACTTGAGAGTATCTACAACGGAAGTTTTTAATACCTCTCTCTCAATACTATTAATTTTTACCTTGAGAACATCCAAAGTTGGCATCTTCTCATATTGGTCAAAATAGTTCATAGTAGTTTTTACCAACCACTCTGAAGCCTCAGCATCAAAGTACTCCGGCTTTAGAATATCATAGATTTGGCGTGTAAACGACCTATCCGATATAATAGCGGAGATTACTTTGTTCTGAAATGATGTACTAAATTTACTTCCTAATTTCTCCATATAGGTTCAAATATACGAAATTATTTATTATTATCAAAATGGTTTCTCAAATAATTTTCAAGAGATGTAAATGAGTTCCGTAACCAACTATCAACATTAGCAAATGCTGTGTATAGTTTATCGTACATAAACATCTTCTTGAACTCTACTAAATCCAACTGAGGTCGGTGAGAATCCATTATTTCTCGTACATTTGATTTTATGGATGAGGATATATCTGGGTTTTTCAACTGCATCAGTTGATAGTTCAACTCGATAGTTGTCACATTTTCATTCAACTTTTGTGACAGCTTATCATCACACTCTGTTGAACATTTCTGAATGAATGTATCTAAAGAAATCTCATCTTCATTCAAAAATCCCATTTTATTGTGTATTGTCTTTACACCAACTCCACGAACACCATCAATATTATCAGATTTGTCGCCCGTTAATACTCTATAATATACAAGGTTTTGAGGAATCACACCATACTCTTCTTTTACAAGAGCTTCATCATACATTTTCTTCTTTGTGGGTGCCCACACTTTGATTCTTGGGTTAACAAGTTGAAGAAAATCTTTGTCTGATGAGATGATTGTAACTTCTTTTTTGAAATAGTGGTTAGCCAAATATGCGATGATATCATCAGCTTCCACATAATCAATGTAGGTGAGTGAAATGGGTAGGACTTGAAGATATTCTATCAATCTTGAGAATTGATTTCTCATTGATACTCTTTGGTCTTCTAAGTCTTCATATCCAACCAATCTATTTACTTTGGTAAGGCCAGTTCGACCTTCTTTATACCCTTTATAGACTTGCTTTCTACGATTTGACCCACCTTTACCATCAAATACGATAACAACTCGTGTAGGTTTCAATGTTCTAATGGTTGCAGCGGTGGACAAGAGAAATCCTGTCACACCACCACAATGTTCACCATCATCGTTCAACGCAGGAACGGCCCCAAACACTCTGATAAATTGGTTAAGTCCATCAATTATGAGAACTCTATCGTTTAGACTCTCACTTTTTACTTCATTATGTTCCTTGTTTACCTCTTTGAGGAGTTCTGCGTATTTACTATTCATCAAAATCTGCTACTTCGATATTATCTATATTTGATTCTTCACTTGATTTTTTGTAAGACATAATATATGCATCACAAATTTGATTGTAGATTGATTCTTTGAGTTCACTTCTTTCTGATAGAAGGTCTTCAAAGTTCTTGGCTTGGAATTTTATTTCCTCACCAGTTTCAACATCTACATAAGTGTACCAAGCACCACTTTGATTTACCAACTTGTAAGTCTTCATCATTTGTAACCAAGACCCATAGTTGTCGATACCACTATCAAAGTAGATATCATAGTCTACTGAACGAAGTGGTGGCCCCATTCTATTCTTGATTACTTGTGCACGAGTCTTAATACCTACAACTTGGTCAACTCCACCAATCTTGGATTTCAATTGACCCATTTGTTTCAACCTAATTCTACAAGAAGAGTGGAATGCGATTGCCTTACCACCACTCGTAGTCCAAGGGTCACCAAATGAAACACCCAATCGTGTTCTCAATTGATTTGTAAAGATTAGTGAAATTCTTTCTCTACCAATAAGGTTAGTTACTTTTCTCATTGCCTTCGAGATAATGATAGCTTTTTGAGTTGCGTAACCAGCTTGGTCATAATCGGCTGAAATCTCAACTTTAGTAGATGCACCCGCAACGGAGTCTACTACGATTGTAACCAACTTTTTCTTATCAGATGCTCTTACCGATTCAATGATTGAATCAATTGCCTCAAAGATGTCTTCAACTGTCTCAAGTGGAACATACAACATCTTTTTAATGTCAACACCAATCGCTTCTAAAAACTCTTGGTTCAGTGCGTTCTCAGTATCAATATAAACACCAAGACCACCTTTTTGTTGGGTATCTGCTATAGCGTGAGCAGCCAACAGCGATTTACCACTTCCTTCTAATCCTGTAATCTCAGTAATTCTACCTACTGGTAAACCACCACTTGGTCTATTCGAGATTGCCAGGTCTAACATTGGAGAGCCAGTTGATACCCACTCATCTAAGTCGGTAGGTGTCTGCTCTTCCCCATCCAAGAAGTAAGCCACCTTGTGGGCGGACTTAAACTTCTTGTTGAGGTTGTTAGCTAGAATCGAAGATAGTTCATCACGAGAACTTTCTTTCTTCTTTGCCATACTTTAATTATTCGTTGAATAAATCATCAAAAGCATCCTTCACATTAGCAGCTGGTGAAGTAGCTTGAGTTGTTTGAGTTGTTTCAGCTTTTGGTTCTTCTTTGGTATCTGATACCTCACCAGTTTCCAACCACTGCTTCAACATATTTTCCATTTCTTCGTAAGATACCTTCTTGAACATACTTGGAAGTTCAATCTGGTCTTTAGCCAAATTCAAGATGTTTGAATCTTCTGAAATAGCTGATGTGTTTGGTTTTACTCTGATGTAAGTCTCAGGATAAGTTTTACCCAACTCAGCTGCAGTTTTGAATTCTACGGTAATATCACGACCATTTACAGGGTCAGTCAAATCACCATAATCAGGGTCAGCGAAGAAACCAAGAAGTTCTTGATATACATTCTTACCGAATCCCCAAAACTTAACACCTTCAGATTCTTCACCACGAACCAATACTGGAACGTAAGTTCTCATCTTAGGAGTCAGTTTTCTTGAAAGTTGGTAATCTTCACGAGAACCAGTCGCTTTCAATTTTTCTGCGAACTCTAATAGTGGGTCAGCTTCACCAAAAGAAGATGGTGAAATAATGTTCTTACCACCAAATCCAAAGTGGAAGTATAATTCAATAAATGGATTTGAAGGGTTGTGTACATAAGGCAAAATACGAATTTGTTGTTTGCCTGGTTGAGGTTTCCAAAGATTATCAGTCTTTGTTACTTTTGTTTGAAGTGTATTCAAACGATTGCGGATTGCGTCTAAATCAATAGCCATAATTTTCCTTTTTTTAATTATTAATTGTTAAACTTGTCACTAATATACAACATTTGGGTGACAAATCCAAATGTTTTTTTAATTTTTTTTTCAATGTTCAATTTTGTAGTGATACTACCTGTATAAATATTGGCCTACAACTAATAACACTAATTTACGCAGGTTTTCTTCTATTTGCTACTAAATTGTTTTGTGCTATCTCAGCATTGGTCAATGCCCTATCATACAAACATAACATTTTTACATTTGCTCCGAAATAAGAACCCGCTCCGTAGAACAATTCATCAAACACCATAGGTGTCGTTGGTGTAGTTGCCCAATATGAGTTTGAACCTGGGTCTAATATTGTTGCATTTGCTCCATTTACACTTGTAGAGGTTCTACCATTTGTTGAAGTACCAAATGCGTATGATGAATATCCCGTAGATGCCATACTACTTTGAGCAGCAGTACCTGCGTATGAGATATTATCTTTGTAGTGGAAATGGTCTGCACCTGTACCATATTGACCAAATTCATATTTGTGACTATTTGATGGATTGTGGTATAAGAAGTAATTCCACGAGTTACTTGACTGAGATGGTAAATCCCAAACTACCCAAAAGGTAAATCCAGTATGTACATCGATTGAGAAATTAGAACCCCAGGTCAGTTTGTCGTTAAGCCCATCAAATTGAAATTCATCGGTGTTAAATGTAGCACCTACAATAGTAGCGTCATTATTATTACCACTCAAATCATACCAAGTATTACCACTACCAGGATATGATTTAGGATTCTCGGCATCCAAGAACAAAATCAGAGAATCATCAATAATTAGGTGTGGGTTTACCTCACCTCTCCCTAAAATACTTGTATTTGAAATTTGAACACTCACTAAAATACCAATTTAATTTACACTAATATAAATATCCCGATTACTTTTATTTAATAAACTTTTTTCTCGTTGTCATCCAACTACCATCCATATAAGTTACTTCTGGCCTACCTAATAACTCATCTACTGCTCTTGTAACCCCATCGTGTTGATTATTTTGACCGTAATCGTGTCCAGCCAAAATCATAGATGTTTTGAATCTATAATCAAAAATATCTTTGTAAATATCTTCATATTTATGAGACCCATCAATGTATATAAAGTCAAAATGACCATCAACAAACGAATTTGCTAAATTGTAACTATAATCTCTATGGTAAACAATTTTATTTTTGAACAATCGTGTATTTGTAAAAAAGTCTGACTGAACGCTATTCCAATCTTCCGTAAATAACTCATTTGCCTCTTCATACCCAGCGTGAGGGTCTATACAATGTATTTCATCAAATAATCCAGAAGCAGCAAACATAAGTGTAGATTCACCTTTGTATGACCCAATCTCTAACATTCTTCTACGTTTTCTTGGAGCGTGTATTGTCGGATTTATCCCAGCACCCCTTTGAGTTGTGTCATCAATATAAAATTTATTGTGAACATCTTGTAGTAAATGTGTTAATCCAAAAAAATGGTTGTTAAAGTAAAACTTACCAAACCATTCTCGTGGTGGATTGAATCTTAAACTGTAATTGTTTGGGTTTTTCTCTTCAGGTCTAAACGGAAATAGCGGAGATTTCACTTTTTTACCATTCACCTCAGCATCTACTTCTTCAGGCGTATTGGATGAAAAGCTAATATTGCTAAAATCCTCAATAACTTCTTGTTTTTGCATTATAAACTTATTTTACATCAACTATTCTGAATAGAGATGTTTTTAAAACTTTATACCCATCACCATCGGTCAAAATCATAGAGTTTCTATAATTTTCCCAATTTACTTGATAACTTTTATCAACAATCCCACCATTTAGATTTGATATCAATCTATTAAGAGCGTTGATAGTGTACATTGTATTTGTTTCTTTTTTTCTATGTGTCAATATTGTACTACTTAAAAATTTAGTATTATGATTTGGTATAATATTGTAACTCACAACTAATTCGTTTGAAGGAGATAGTTTGAGTATGAATATTTTTCTACTATATAAGTCAAATTGATTGATGTCTTGTAATATGGACTCAAAATTATCTTCATTAGTAAATGTACATAGTAATTGTGTTCTCACCCATATCTCCAATTATTTCTTTAAAAGACCTGTACCTTGGTCTTCCATATCAACGATATCATCTTCAAATTTCTTCAAAGCTTTTGGACTCCAATCATCCGTGTTGAACGTACCTTGTTTCAAGGCGTGAGCCATAAATGGAGTTTGTGCCATTTCCATAACAGGAGAAGCTCCTATACCACGAGTTCTACCTTTCATATAAAACAATGGGTACTTTTTATTGTTCTCGTGTTTGAATAATATTTGACCTGAATCATAGTCGATTTCTATCGAATCTTGTATTACTCGATTCAACTCTTCTTTCGAAGTATTTCCTTTTCTTACCTCATTTAGGTCTTCATCTAAAGTTTGTTTGAATCTTGACCCAAATAATGTGATAAGAGTATTTTCATTTAATACAGCCCCATCAGGGTCAATACCATATGTAGTCATAAACTCATCTACACCACCATCTTTTATGGTTTCGTTTAATCCTAAAGTTTCAGAGATATGCATTGATTTTATAATGTGAGATTTCATACCTCTTTTAGCATCTTCAGATGAATTTATAGCATCAAAAGCCCTTTTAGTCAATCCATTATCAGATTCTCTGAGATGTTTGTATTCCTTAACGTGGTAAGTTTGTAGTAATTTAGCGTAAGCTTTTTGCTCATTACCATTGGCTGTACCTAATTCGATTTTCTTTATTAAAGTTTGAGGGTCACTAAGTATCTTAAAATAAGTTTCTCTACTCGAACCCATAAATTGTTTTTGGTCTTGTGGATTTTCTAATAGCTTTTTATATGATTCCTCAATCTCTCTAGCTCCAACTGTACCCGTTACATATTTGAATCTATCTTCCAAATCTTGTTTGTATGCATCGATAGACATAGCTTCTGATAACCTTTTGTGGTCATTTGCGTTCATTGTACCTTCTAAGTCAGCCAACAATAATTCAGATTGTTTAGCCCATCCACCATTATTTAAAAATACAGCACCATCTTTTTTGAGAGATACCCCAATATTTTTACCATCTTTTGTTCTAACGAACATATCCGATGATGTTTCAAGATTTGGGTCTACACCAATCGCTGTTCTACCTTCTGGCGTATCCCACGATACAGTATCTATATTTTCCGAACCAATTGTTTCACTAATTTTCGTTAAAGTAGCTGATGCTGATTTTACCCACTTTTTACCCGATGATGTATTTAGAACGTGGTCTTTTGAATTTACAACTTGGTTGAAATATTCGGAAATTTCTTCAATTGACTTACCCTCTTGCATCATTCTAAGCCCTTTATGAACCATAGCTTCACCAGCTCTTGATTCAGCTGTACCAGCACCTACACCTTTTACACCTTTTTGTTTGGCTTGTGCAGCGGCTTCGGTTTTTGTCATCATCAATTGTTTATCAGTAATTTCGTGGTCTTTTGAGGTAAGTTCTGATTTAGTTTGGTTTGTACTATCTGACCCTTGTGGTTTATTTGTAGATTTAGCATCTCTCTCAGCTTGAGTCATCATAGCTTCTTGGTCAGATTTAGAAAACTTTTCATCATCTTTCTTTTCTTCACCATCAGGTTGTATGGCTGTATACTTATCACCATCCTTTTTAAATCTCTGAGCGTCTTTCTTGTCCTCATCACCCTTTTTAACGTAAACACCCTTACCAACGTGAGAGTATTTATCATCATCATCGGCTTCTAATAGATTTACAATAAGTTTTTCTGCGATTTCTTCACCCAATAGTTCGGATGCTACTTTATATGTAGCTTTCAAGGATTCTTCGGTAGTAATACCCTCATTTAGGGATATACCTACTTCATTCCAAACTTTTTTAGCGATGTAATTGATAAGTTTCTTCATAACCATAAATATCTAAATATTAACCTTAACCATATCTTTATAATTTTCCCCAATTTCTACTTCAGTTGGAAATCCATCAACTTCCATTATTTGTTTTATCCCAAGTATAAACTCATCTTTATCACTTGGATGTAAGTCAAACAAAAGTGAGTCATATGTATAAAGAATTGGCAGGGACTTTTCACATAATTGTGATTTTGACAATTTCTCTAATATAAGTATGTTTCTTTCGGTCTCAACGGCCTGAAGGATATAGTTAAATAGTTTATTTTTGTTCAAATTTGAATCAAAGACTATCTTTCTACCAAGAATTGGTGTGTATACTTCTTTCTTTAGTAAGAATTCACTCCAAAGGGATTCCACATAATCTGAGGTTTTATTGAAGAATGGAATATGTTTGTATTCATCTTGAACACCCCCATATAATTGTCTAAACGTGATTGCCTTTGCATCCTTGAGGTCAGCACCATATTGGTCTGCCAACCACTTATGTGCTTTGATATCCAATGGTATGTCTACACCTATCAATTTAGCAATCAAACGAATATGATACCCATCAAAATCTAATTGACATAATTTACCACCCTCAAATCGTGATATGAACCTTTTACGAGTATCTCCATCTTTTGGAAGTGCTGCATAGTTGACTCCACCAAAAGTATTAGATGGTCTTGAGGTCGTAGTCAACATATTATATTGTGTATATTCAGTTATATGTGAATCCGTATAAAGACCCCCCAATTCCACCCAATTGTATGTTTTCGGATATAATTGAGCGAATTTGCTGGGTTTCATATCCACCCACTTCTTCTTCCACTCTTGGAATTGTTCGTAGTGTTTCCAAATTGGAATGAGGTCATTTGCTTTGGGTGCTTTCCTTCTTCTGAATATGGTGTAGATAGGTTTCTCCTCTACATCAAAGTCTCTTGCTTCGTGAAATAGACCCATTTCAAGGTCATACATATTAGGTAGAAAATCGTAGTGGTGTAAAAGTTCTTTCAAACCAACTACCCATACCTCTTCAAATGGACTGAAATCTATTGTGTAACTTACACAGCTAGCGTCTATGTTGTTATAATTCACAAATAGGTCAGTTACCCCATCGGATATCAAAATAGCGGATATACGAGTTTGGTGAGGATGTTTCTCCAAACTGGTTAGAATGGGAAACACCAACACCTTACTTGACAGGGCAGAGATGCGTTTATGTAATCTTTCGTCTGTATCTACTATCTTCACAAATACTAATATACGAAATTATTCCTTAATATCCAAATATCTATCACTTTAGATGATATGAGTATTTGTAACCACAATCATCATCGTAATACTCTTCTTCAACTGCGGTGTTAAGATGACCAAGGATTTCGTTTAGTTTGGTAATATCAATTCTATTCCAATATCCAAATCTTAGATAGACATCATTATCTCCACCCCAAACTTGACCAATTTCAAAGTCACCAAATACTTGATTGATTTTCTCAAGAACTTTAAAAGCGAGTTTGTTTCTCATATCTTATCTATAAAGAGTTACTATTGAACCGAAGTTCTTATCAAACACTTGAAGAAGGTTTTCATAATCACCACTTGTCATTTCGTTAGTGATTTCTTCTCCATTCAACCCCAATTGGGAAGCCAATTTCTTAGCTGTCCCAAGAAGGTAAAATGCGTTCCCTTGAGGACCTGTTAGGTCAATCTCTATTCCGTGGGTTTTTGGTTTACTTACAATAGCCATATCTTACTTGTTTAGTTCAATCATACTTAGTGGAACATTCCAAATACCACCACCATTCAAAACTTTTAGTTTGGCTTTAGTTCTATTGATTTTCTCAACTCTGAGTTGTTTACCCTTCATCTTAGGGTGATTAACACTCACATTAGCACCAACGTAAAGTTGTTGCTTCATTTCGTAACCTTCTAAGGTTCTCTTACTTTTGATAACTTCAACTACTTTAGAGTTTAACTCCCTTAGTTGTTCAATTGTCATTTGATTTAATTCTGAATAAGTCATAAATTGTTTTTTATATGTTTAACTCTCAATCTTACAGTACTAAAGTACCACTTTTTTTTCACTTTTCCAAATTTCTAATGTTAAGAAATTGTTAAACTTTTGCGAACTGAGTTAGATTATTTAGATAAAATTCTAACCCTTCAAAGTCGTTTTTGTATATATTGATGGTTCTTCTATTAGTGTCTATGATACCACTATCCAATCCAACATCGTTTAGAGGGCCGGAGATTTTCCACTTTATTTCTAATTTTTGATAATTAGGACTTTCGAATGAGAACCCATCTTCATCAACATCCCATATAAATGGATTACCCTTCTTTTTTAAAAGATATCGAGTAATGTACCCTACTTTATAATCCTCATCAGTTGGAGTTATTTGAATTGGGTCTGGCACAATCACATCAAATTCATAATCCTCAATTTCTTTGATTCTATTGTAATCAAAGTTCTTTTTGATGTTTTGTTCTCTTAAATCAGAATATCTTATTAACTTTACAGATTTACCTTTAACGTATTCACTTTCGCTGAAGATTTCGTTTGTGTTAGTGTATATATGATATTGACCAAAATACTCTAACCCATCTTCCGACATTAATTCTTGACCACTTGTGTAAAGGCCTTTTTGGATAGCTCCACTTGGATAATATATTCTTTTTCTTCCTGCCATAATTATGCATCCAACATCATTGTACCTGTTATATCAGTTGTCCAATCACCACCACTAAATTCGTGACCAATTTTTGTAACAACAAAATATGCTTTTTTCAATCTACTTGGTAATCTATCAAGTGTAAAGTTACTACCAAACTCAGCACCAAAATATCCATCACAAGTAAAACTAACATCTAAACCATACATTATATTTGGTTGAAAAGTATCAGATTTTGATTTTACATATGCTGATAATGCGTTTTTTACTGTAGTGATTTCTTGTTCATCAATTTTATCACCAAGAGTAGCCATAGCATCTTTTAAGTCTTTAGCAACTTCATTATTATTCACCGCATCAGGATAACAATTCTTGTACACCTTATCCAATTGTTTACTACCTTGACCAGATTGAGCTGCATTTAATGCCATACCTATTAATTCCGAATCCAGGTTGGATGATACATTTACATTTCGTATACCATTTTTATATCCAGCTTTTACAGATATTGATGTAACATCACCACGTTGGATAGCAGTACCTCTATTTGCAACAAAAAATTTGTCTCCTTGAGATTTAGATAAAGATGGGTCATTATATAAGAACATTTTAAGATACCCACCTGTTAAGTCAGAAATCTTTTGGAATATTTTATTTAAAAATGCTGTTGTAGCTGGTTTTGGTTTTACCCCACCCCCACCAGGGTCGGTTAACTGATTCCATACATTACTTATCATTGGAATGGCTAACCACAAACTACCAGCAATACCGCTATTGGTCAAAGCACTATAATCAGCGTTTGGGCCATATTCAGCAGACCAACCACATACCATTTCTAATGGATTTGCTGATTGAATCTCAGGTGGTGGGCTTCCATTTGGTACTGTTAATTTTGATGTATCAAATTTAACTTTCGCCCCCTTTGATGATGAATTTTCATTGATTTTATCAATTAAATATTGTAAAGTAACGTATGATATATTATTATCATTGTTTTGCCACCAACTCATATCCATTTGGTGATTTACTAAACCAATATTACCCACAACCTTAGCCTTACCATCCTTAGCTTTAGTTTTTACTTGAGAAGCTTCTCCTACTAAATTACCTATAATATCTTTTGGAACAGTTTCATCTCCACTTTCAGGGTCTTTGTAGTTATTGATTTTTTTAGTATCAGCCGATAATGTTAAGAAATCCGCTGAAAGTACTGAATCCATAACACCACCAAGTTTGATAGTAATATCATAACTCAAGTCATAATTTATACTAAAATTAAACCCAACAACATCACCTTGAATTGTTTCTAAACCAGTTCCTGCGTATCCGATACCAATGTTACATCTATGTCCAGGGGTCATAAATGTTTTTTCAATTTCATCAAAGTCTGATGAGTTATAACATTTTAACTTTACATCAGCTTGGAATAACATAGCGTCTTCAATATTCTGACCACCATCGTTTGAAATAGAAATTGATTCTAAACTTGGAGCGGCTGTAACCCTACCACCTTCAGATGATAATAACTCTGAGTGTTTTTTCTTTACATCACTTTCTATTGATTTTATAGTACCACTACATTTACCAATTCCACCACCAACATATGTTAGTTTAGCAAAGGCACGTTTATGAACACCCACTCCCTTTATAGTAGTAGATTCCATTCTTTGAGTTGGAGATTTTAATCCTGATTGGCCGAAAACACCCATAACAAAATTACCTTAAACTTCTATGTTATTTAGGTCTTTGTATTCTTGAATGATAAGTTGAACATCAGATGGAATTCTAAGTTGAATACCAACTTTAGGAAACAAAGAACCTGTATTAATATTGTTTGCTCTTGCGATTATCCACCATAAACTTGGGTCTTTATAATACTCCCAAGATAAGTTATCCAATCGGTCACCATATGATGTGATTATATAAGTATCAGATATTTTTGGTGTAATTATCGGATATACGACTGTGTTGGTAGACCTTCTACCATCAACTTTTGTTCTTTCTATATCTTTATATCGTTTCATACTTAAACTCTAAAACTTCCATCAAATGCAAATACTTTTTCACTGTCATATTCGTGTATATTATTTCCAAGAACTGTACATCCAACTTGTATATCAATACCCATTGGTAATCCAAAATCAACATCCCAAGCCGTGTCATCCGAATACGAATATGATAGAGATGTTAGTATCATTGGTGTTTTATTATATAATTTACCGATTGTTAATAAAAGTTCACTATCACTAGCACTATTACCCGGAGCACTGTAGCCACCACTTGATTCATATCTTGGCATAGTATATGTAGATAATCTTTCTAATTTTGTGTATAGAGGTTGCATTTCAACTCGTGATGTTGGATATACTTTAAAATTGAATGTAATATCTCTTTTGAATGAATCGTAAATATACACGGGTTCAGCACGACCACTATACTTAACTTCAGTATAATTTGGTGAGAAATTTTCACTTAAACCTGATATTGTTCCTCTGAATTGTAATCTACTACCATCACTACCTAATTGGAAAATTAATGGTACGATATCATCAGCATCATCAGCATCACCAATTAATTTAGCATTAACTTCATCATAGAATCCTTTAAGGTCATTCTTTTTACTAAAGTCAGCAATTTTTTGTTGGATATTATCGGGAACAATTCCACCGGGAGTTCCAAATTTAAATTTCTTTTCAATATTCTCATCTTTAAAGTTTTGAGATTTAGCCCTTTCTTGAGAACGTGACCCCAAATCATCTCTAAAGTCTCGTGGTACTTTTGTACCAGCCGCTGTTCTACCTTCAGCCACTTCTTTTACTTTACCATATGATATCGCTTGATAATCTTTGATATCCGGCCGGTCAGCATCAATACCATCTGATTTTAAAAGTTTAGGTTTTAACTTATTCTTTTCATCGATATCATCTGCTAACTTATCATCTCTAAGAGTTCTACCAAATTTTAACTTTTCTTCATCAGTAGTTGGTATTGTACTATTGTATGTATCTTTAAATTCTTTGTCATTAAGAATATCTAATGGGTTGAATAATTGTTTGTAATTTGATTGGCCTGTATTTTTGTTGCCCGTTACAATATCAGTTTTACCATCAATAATAAATGTATTGTAGTTACGTTTTGTATCAGTTATACCAAGACCATATAATGAATCAAACCCACCAGGTTGTGATTTCCAATTACCACCAACTTGAGTTTTACGAGCATCTCCCCACAAACTTTTCAACGAATCAGATGGAATTTGTAATTGAATAGGATTACCTATTTTTAGATAACTCGTAATTTCGTTAATTAATTTAACACCAGCTCTTTCAGGTCTTTCACCCAAATGTTGAGCTCCAATTGTAGCAAGTAAATTTACAGGTGTCCACGTTGTTTGGTGTTTTTGACTACTCTGCATTCCAACTTGTTTTAGAGACCAAATAATACCACGAGGAGTCAATAAAAACTCACTAATTCTAAGCACATCTAATGCGGCTCTTGCAGTCGAAGTTAGAGCACCACCTCTAATAAATGAAGTTGACCCTAATCCAAGAGTTGTAGGTTCACCATTCTTTTTCTGAATACCACTTAGTATAAATGGTTGTTGAATAGTGGACAAACTATGTTTATATGAATCTTTTTTTAGATTAAACTTATTATATGTATCTCTTAATATACTATTAGAATAAAATGAACCTAATCCTGAGTCATTATCTAATCTAACATCATATGGAGTGTCTTTGATTGACCCATATAAAGAGTTAGCACCATCAAATTCCGTTTGTGAAGGGTCTACCCCAACAAATGTAGAATTATTCTTTGGTTGTTGATATGGTGAAAATCCTTTAGCATTATCATCCGTAATAAAGTTTACAAATTTAGGGTCTTTAGCTTGTGAATCAAAGTTTGGATTAAATTTGAAATCATTTGGAGTAGTTTCACCCTTTTCTTTATCACCTTGATTGAGTCTTGCAACTTCAGTTTCACCCTTGAATTTATCACCTTGATTGAGTCTTGCAACTTCAGTCTCACCTTTAAATTTATCACCTTGATTAATTAGTGTAGTTTCAGTCTCACCTAAAAACTTAGATGATAGGTCTGATTTGATTTGTTCAGTCTCACCTAAAAACTTAGATGAAATGTCAAATGTATTTGGAGTAGTCTCACCCAAGAATTGTTGACTGAATGTGAATTCTCTTGGTTCAGTTTCTCCTAAAAATTGTTGAGTAAATGTAAAATTATTCGGAGTAGTTTCACCTTTGAACTTATCACCTTGAGTTGCCTCAGTTGGTGTAGTTTCACCTTTGAACTTATCACCTTGTTTTATTTCTTGTGTTTCAGTCTGACCTAAGAATCTTTCTTCTAAAGACATTGGTTTTGGTGTAGTTTCACCTTTGAACTTATCACCTTGTTTTACTTCAGTTGGTGTGACACCTAATTTTTCAGGAGTTGGGTTTGGGGTAGGAGCTTTCTTTCCTTGTACCTTATCTGATAAAGGAGTAGTATTAAATGTAGAAGGTTCAACACGAGGTTTGTCACTTAATGGTTTCGGTTGAGGTTTTCTAAATTTAGATAAATCCGATTTTAAATCTTTCAATGCCATTATTATAAGTTCCTACTACTTTTTACCTTTTGTACTCTCGATATCTCACTAATAACTTTATTATCAACCACAATCTGAATTGGTTGTGTTTGCATATCTTGTCGTAATCCTCTAATCTCTTCCAATAATGGGTCACCTTCACCACCACCTGCGGTAGTAGTATCACTTTCAGAATCACCACCAAGACCAAATGCGCTTGCAATTAGTGGTAACATCATACCTAATACGACCAATGTACCTAAGAATGGAGTAATTAACGCTAATCCAATTGCTAATGGAATCATAGATAACCCTAACATTGTAAATACAGCAGCCAATGCAATCAGACCAGGAGCAATCATTACCAAACTTGTTAGTTGTGTGGTCAACTCACCCATCATACCAAATCCAACGGCTATTTCTTGTATAGCCTTTCCTAATACAAACAGCGCTGATGCTATAACTAACATAGCAGCTGCCCCAGCGAGGATTGCTACAGCACCCACACCTGACATCATAATAGCACCAACTAATGCGAGTGCTCCAACGAGTGCCAACATAGATACAACTGCCATTCCAACCGCTTCCCAAGAAACATTCATAAACTCTTGAACTGCTTTAGCGAATACAAACACGGATGCGGCTACAAGTACAAGTGCGGCACCACCGGCCATTAACTTTTTACCATCAATTTTTTCAATAGCTTCAGTCATTCCACCAAACATACTACCACCACCTCCACCGGTATCAGGAGCTTCAATTTTTGGAGTTTTACTTTTTCCAAATGGATTAAGGTTTCCTAAACCAGTACCTTTACCTTGCATTTGATTCATCAGTGCGTACTGACCTACCATAAGACCTAAACTTCCTAAGTTAGATAATATAGTACCACCAATTTCTTTCATCGCGGCTTGTTTTTCTTGTAGGGCTTGAAGTTCCTTAGCATCAGTAATACCCGTTTTTTCTGATAACTTTTGGAATTCTTCACGTTGGTGAACCATCTTTGTTAATTCAGATGCCTCTAATCCAAACATAGCAGCAGTTGCTTCTTTTTGAGCTTTGGACATATCTCCTAACTTATCGACATTTAACCCAGCCTCATCAAAGGCTTGTGCCATCATCTCAATACCCTTGGCCTCATCACCAAATCTCATTTGATAAGCCGCATTTCTAACATCATTAGCGTGTGATGCTAAATCACCCATACCCATCGCTCTGGCTTTCATCTCAGCTTGCATTGAACTTTCAATGTTTAACATATTATCTGAGATACCTTCCATCATTTTCATAGAAAGACCTTGCTTTTGAAGTTCAGCGGTCTTCTTGGCCAAGTTAACCAATTCTTCTTTTGAAGCTCCAACCAACATATCAGCCGATTCAGCCATTTCTTTAAATAGTAAATTAGCATTTACACCTTCTGTGGTAGCTATAGCTCTAATCTCATCGGTCATATCAGCCGCATTACCAGATGCGTCTGAAAATATTCTATCTAATTTTACGGAGTTTGATGCATCACCAGTTAAAGCCGTTAACTCAGCAATATTTTTCTGCATATCAGCAGTTATACCTCTTGTAGTTCCGAAATATTCACCCGCCTCTTTAGCGGCATTTGCTATACCTTCAGTACCATATAATAATCCTTCAATACTAAATGAAGCGGCAAGAGTTTGAGCTCCCAACCTACTAGCTTCAGATGCGGAGGCTCCCATATTGATATATAAATCTTTGGCTAATCCAACGGTATTATTTAAAGTGTTGGATAAGAATTCGACTGCTTTATTAGCAATAGCCATACCGATACCAAACGCTATACCATTTTTAAGCATATCTTTGGATAGTCCAACTGACCCTAATAACCCATCTTGAAGTTTATCACCAAGGTCTGCGATTTCTTGACTTTTGTCTTTTCGGTCTTTTTCTAATTTTAAAAGTTCTTCAGTAGTTTCTAACTCTTCTAATAGTTTTTCTGCTCGGTCTTTTGTTAGATTGAAGTTACCTTCTAATAAATCTTGTTTAGCTTGTAATACAGTTTGTAGTTTGTCTTCTAAGTCTTTTTGGCCAGCCATAGTTTGCGCAAGCTCTTTAGCTACCTTACCTTGTTTGGTACGATAGTCTAAGTTTTTTTTGAGTTGTTCAGCTAAATTAGCTTGAAGTACCTCTTCTTGCTTTAACGCATTTATTCTTGCTTGAGTGTCTTTGTTGGCCATTTAAACCCTTACTTTTTCTTAAACGCCTTTAAGTCGCCTAATTTGAAATCTTTACCATATGGTACAGGTTCAATATTATATTTTTTCAATATCGCTTGATACTTAGGGTCATTAGTCAACTTATCAAGTTGCTTTTTCTTTATAGCAATCCTGATGGAGTTCAAAAAGTCTGATACTGCTCCTTCACTCATACCCCTCTTCTGAAGAGATTCAATGATATTTTCAAGTTTGGTGTTTTTCATACGTTCTCCATATAGTATAAATATGGAAAAACCCAACAATTATGTTGGGTCTTTCTTACTTTCTAACTTTACTACGAATTTTAGCGGCTTCAGCATCGTGAGCCTTCTTTTCTTGTTTCTTATATTCTATAATCTTATTGACATAGAATTTTCTAGCCCAAACTGGCATATTGTACACATCAGTATGAGTAAACCCACCATTTCCGTGGAAGATTAAATCAAAGATGTGAGAATGTAAATGTTTCCTATAATCAGGAGTTAGGCCAAAAAAAGGTGACATCCAACGGTAGTTGCATATCCCTCCCTTCCCCAGTCTCCTCCGAAATAAATTCCCAAGTTAAATCCATATCAGGAATTACTTCGTTGATATACGCTCGGAGGGCTTTTGAATCTACAGCGAATAATTCATTATCAACGAAATGATTAATTACTTTTTGTTCGGTCTCACCATCAACTGAAAGAATCATATTCTTCAACCTCGTAGTAAGTTCTCTTGAAGTATTATCTTTCAATTTACGATTTGCTTTACTCAATTCTTTAACTTGATGTTTTACTCTTCTTTCTCTACTTTCAGTCATAGCCATAAAAGTAATTTTTCTATTAGAAGTTGGAAGTGTAAATTCAAACTCATTTTTATGTGGTTCTACTTGATTTGAACCATCGTATTCTTTATTCTCAAACTGAGTAAGGTCAATAGTTTCCTTTTGTCTTACACCTGGTGATGTTGGGTCTTCGATTTCTACTTGGTAATCTTTACCATAACCCAAAATTCTAGCAGCAATCATAATTGCGTTTTTGTCACCTGTAACTAAATCCACATATTTGATAGGTTTACCTTCACCATTACCAATAATAAGTGATTGGAATAGTCTATCAAGTACAGACCCATCTTTAATGTATGATTGTGTTGTGAGAATATCTTCCTCTTTAGCGGTCATATACTTCATTTCTACTTTACCACTTGAAAGAGGGTTATCTTGTGAATAAATTAATCCACCTGAGGGTAGTTCTATAACTTCCGTTGGAAATTTATAGTCTCTGACTTCCTTTTGTTCGAAGTCTTGTTTTGCTTTGTTGACCATTTCTTCATTGGTCATCGGATAATCATCTTGTAACTGTTGTTTGCTCATAATAAAACCTTTTTATACAACTTGTGTATTAATATATATGTAACTCGCAAATTATTAATACAAAAACCCCCTCACAAAGTGAAGGGGTTTTATTTTTTTAATCTATACTCGTGTATTATGCCCAAGTATATGAACCATCAGACCCATTAAGTACAGTAGTACCTGATTGGAAATCTTCTGGAATAGTAAGTGAGCCAGTAGCAATAGTTAGAGGTTCTCTTGAACCATAATCCCAACCATTAGCAGGTAGGCCCCATTCAGCGGTTCTTTCAACGATTGAAAAGTGAGTAGCGCTACCCGAACCATCAGTTGCTACATCCTCAAACGTAAAACCTTCACCAATCCACTCGATTATGTTGGTGGTTTTTTGTCTAACTAAATTGTGTGCCATATTTTCTCCTTGTTTTGGTTAACCATTTATAAATATGGATATAAATAATAAAAAACCCCCTAAAAAGGGGGTTTCAAATCTCACTTCACATTTATCACAATCCGTATTTTAATATTGTAAGATAGCGTAGTCGTAAGTTAATGTCAATTCAACAGTTGCAAGGTCTTCACCAGCGTAGTCCATATCTGAGAAATTAGCTGATTGAACGTATGCACCTTTGAGTGTCCACTCTTCTACTTTATCACCAACAGGACCCAAACTGTTGAATGTGATATCTTTCTTATAGAAATCAGAGTATCCATCACGACCAGTTACCGATTCGTGGTGTAGTCTTACCCACTCCATTACCGCTTGTGCCGCAGAAGGGACAACAGGGTCGTATAAAGTGATTGCTAAATCTTGCCATTCCGAACGACCTTTTACATATCTTCTTACGTTGATATGGTCAATAGTCACTTTACCATTTTGAATCTCTGGTCTGGCAGCCGTTTTCACTAAGTACGCAGGAATACCTTCGATGTACATAATGAACCTATTTGACATTTTAGGTTCAAAGTTAGTGAACATAATTTCATTTGGGTCTAATAATTGTGCCATTTATATTCTCCTATTATCTCTTTCTAATAAATAGTCTTTTTTATTTTTTATCCTTCAGGAAAAGCTGCGCCAGTTGGAAGTACGTTGAAATCAAGTACAATGAACTCAGCAGTTTTGGCTGGTTGGATAAAAATCTCACCTTTTAATATATTTCTATCAATCACATCTGGCGTGTTGTTTGTTTCATCCATAATCACTCTAAATGCGTACAAACCTTGTCTTTGTTGTACTGATTCTAAGTAAGGATTAACAATCGACAAGAATCTATTTCTTGTAGCAGCCGTGTTATTTTCAAAGATTAAGTATCTTGAAGATGATGCGATGAATTTTTTCAATGCAATCAACAATCTTCTTACATTGATTCTATCTAATGCCGATGGTTTAGCTTGAAGTGTTTTCTGACCGAATACCGTAGCACCTTGTCCAGGGAACGTAGCGATTGGGTTAATACGACCTTCATACAAGTCATCTCTCTCAGCGTGAGTCAATCTTGTTTTTACTTCAATTACGTTTGGTAAACCACCTCTATTCAAACCGGCAGGTGCGAACCAAGGTTCAGCAACTGAGTCATTAAATGCGATAACACCAGGAATTACAACACTTGGTGGTACCCAGACTGGTTTGTTTTTATCAGTATCTAAAATCTTAGCCCAAGGATGGTAAGTAGCAACGTAGTTAGAATCAAACGAAGTTAGTGAGTTTTTCACAGTAGCGATTGAATCTTGGTAACCACCTGCATCCATTACATAGAATGTATCTTGTCTATCTTCACACATATCTTTAGCGAATGTAGTAACTGAAGAGTGTAGTCTATTGATTACACCAGGAATTACTAACATATTGATATCAAACTCATCAGGGTTTGAGATAGCGTTGATAGCTTTTCTATAAGCAACAGTACCAGCAGCGGTAGCCGAAGAACAATCTAAACCTTGTGTGTTACCAGCAACAATATCCCTACCCACGTTGATTACTCTATTTGGCTCCCATCCATCGAATCCACCTTGGAATGGTACTAAGAATTTCTTATCATCTACACCAGAAGTTAGTGTGATAGGTGAACCATTTGATTCACAATCAGCCAAGTCGAAATCGTTACCAACAGTTTCGGTGTTAACTCCATCTGGAGCTCCATCTGGAGTTGGGTATAAGAAGTTTAAGTTATCAGTATTCGTAAAGTCATAGTTGTAACCTAAGAATACTCTTTTATTGTATGTATCGTTCAATGATTGAGATACAACGTATGTTGGACTTGGTAATGTGTGACCACTATGTAATGGTGAAACTACTGCGCCGAATCCGAATGGAACTAAAGTTGAATCAACCGAACCATTTTTAACATCAGGAGTTACCTCAACTCTAATGTGAGCCGAAGCGTTGTTGTAATCACCATTAGTAGACAATTTACCATTTGCATCAACAGTAATGTATTTGTCACCAATTACTCTTGAAATAAAGTTTGGTGAGTTAGGGTCTAAGTTAAGACCTGTATACTCTTCTACAATGTTTGGTCTCAAGTCAGTATCTTGTACACCTTGACCAAAAATTGAGTTAGGAATCTTAGAAGTATCTACTCTTCTTATGATAAGACTAAATGAACCATATTCTGAGCCAGGAACATCAGACGCTGGTTTTACATCTCTAATACCTACTTTGAATTCGTAGTTAGTAGCGTTACCGTGAGATAAAGTATGTACTTTAAATAAGTTAGTAGCATTACCACCCACTTTTTGTGATTTAATCCAAGGAGTAGAAGCGTATGAATAAGCTTTTGTGTAATCAGTATCGTATTGTTCAACTGAAACAAGTACTTGTTCGCCAGTAGCGAAAGATGCTGATTGGAATGTGTTAAAGTTTAAGTATGTATACGCGTCTTTAGAAGATTTAGGAGAGTATCCAAATGTTTTAGTAATGTAATTAGCATTTGTTGGATTTAAAGATGCAGATGTGTTTGTCACACTAACATCACTACCTGTTAACGTAAGTACAAATGATGATGCACTTGCAACTGAGTCAATTGATGATGAAACAAAATCACCAGTTGTAGAGGTAGTTGTTGGGTGAAGTACAGCAGCTACTTTTTGACCTTGTGATGATGAAATCACTAAAGCCAATGGTTTAGCCGTATATCCTTCTTGTCCTAATACTCTTACGATATTAGCTGTTCCAGCTTCTTCTAAATAAGATTGAGCGGTATACGGAAGGTATGAATCTTCAGTAAGACCACCAAACTTTTGTTGGAATTCTTGGAAAGACTCTACTTGAGTTGGTACAAACGCAGGGCCTTTAATACTTTGTCCTATAAGAGCCGCACCAATCTCACCAATACCTTGTGGTAAGAATGAGAGGTCTTTTTCTCTTGTAAATACACCTGGACTTACAATTCTTTCTGCCATTATTTTCTCCTAAATTAAATCTTTGGGTTTACCTTTATATAAATACTCCAAAAATTCTCAAAACGACTATTTATTCAGTAGGTGTGAAGGTATTGGTCGTTACATCGTAAGTTCCATCACCATATTTCTCTCTTAATTCAGTAGATAATTTAGATTCTTCCAATTTAAGCTCACCATATGAACCTAATAATTGTTCCTTTTCATCTTTAAGTTGTTTGAATCTATCATCCAACCCTCGGACATCTACTTCTATTTCACCTAATCGTGCTGTGATTGACACAACCTTTGACTGAATACTTAATATTCGTTCTTTTTCTTCGTTGGTAAACGATTTTACTACTTTTTCTGCCATAACACTTATTTAATTGTTTGTTTCACTAATATAAATATGAAAAAATTATTCATTACCTATGTTTGGGTATGATTCATTTCCACTTAATTTTGGACTTTCACCCCAAGACACCTTACCAATAGATATTTTTCTATTAGTATTGTTAGCCATAGCCGCATATTCTGGAACTATGTATGCTTTTGTAGTTAGATTAATATTTGCTTTTGTGATTCTATCTTGACCCATTTCTGAAATAGTTTCGAATGAATATGAATCACCCTTTATCACAAATTTATATCTATCACCAAATGAACGACCTTGGAAAAACACGATTTGTTCTACAATCTTGTTTACTTGTTCCATATAATCACACCAAACAACCACTTCATATTCTAAGTTTACATAATCAGGTCTTTCAACCGACATAAACTCTCTCTTTTCTTGTTGTCCAGTTAATATGGAAAACTGGTCGTATCTATTTACTCGTGTATATTTTCTTTCAAACATTTGATGAGTATCTTCATTTTGAGCAACTTTTAATTTTGCCAACTCGGTATTGATTGAAAGATTATTTCTTTTAAATGAGATAACTGGTGTTAGAATCATACCATTGTCATCTCTCATAAACCCATCTCTTTGAGCAGAAGCCCATTTTTCAGGAGATGCATACATTACTGGTACTGGATAAAATCTACCATCATCTTCGACAGTAGGTTTAACATCTTTTTCTAAAAAGTTTTTAAACGCAGAATCTACATCGTAGATACCAACTGAAAAATTCTTTACGTTATCTTGGTCTCTACGAAGTTGTTTAGCCTTATTTAATTTAGGGTCAACCGTAGTGGAAGACTCAGTTTGAATAATTCTTGGCTTTGATTTATCTTCGTTTCTATACTTTATTGCCATTTTATAATCCTAATGGTACTTCGTTATCGTTTTGTCGAGAGTTACCTTTATAAGTATCTACTAATTTAATAGTTGATTGTCTTGTAACGTGAGCATCACATATAATAGATACATTAAGACCTTGTGTATCACCACCATCCCAAGTATCTGGATTTTTACCAGCAAAATACTGATATGAATATGAAGCATCTATTAAATGATATTCATTATTCCATTGAATAATATCACCAACTTCAGGTACAAGATTTTTATCAACTAAAGTATCTCTTAAAAATCTAAACTGAACTTCACGAGAGTATGATTGTCCAAAGTCATCAGATATTTGAGCTGCTTGACCTCTTTCTATTAAACAAGGAACTTTTATTGGTTGGTTATAAACTTTATCTTTACCCTCACCATATAAATTAGATTTAGTTTCGGTCAATGCGACTTGATAATAGTATATCTCCGTATCAACAATATCATTGATAAGTTCTTTGTTTACTTTATTAAACAACGACATATCTCTTTGTCCACCGAATAATGCCATTTAATTATCCTATGTAAATTGGTCTTGGGACTCTATTAAGTGTTTCTTCTAAATATTCAGATTCTTCTTTTTTAGCTTCCATCAATGCTCTACGAGAAGTAGATTCTAACATCTCAGTTAATTGAGTCATCAATGTTTCCTTTTCAGCAGATGCTTCGTTACGAAGGTCAGACCCATCAAGAGTTACATCAGCGCCAGGAATTGGAATCGCTGAGAACTTAGCTCTTACAGCACCCAACATCTCTTTAGCCAATGCTAATGTGTATCTTGCAATCCATTGTTTTCCAGCTGAGTTAATTTTATTATATTCTAATCTTCCAAATGGAGCGTTTGATAAATCACTCACAACATTTGAAGCTGCGATTGGTGAATTCACTTCTGAATCTAATGTATAATCGAAGTATACTTTACTACCTTCATCACCGCTCGTTGGTTTTGGGAATAATCTAATTCTTTGACCATCAACGTGGAAACCAAATGATGATTTTCTAATATGGTCATTGAACTCAATAGCTTGAAGTCTTAAAAGGTCATCAAACATTGGTTGCATCATAAATGATACGCCCGGTGAATAAGCTCCCCATCCAAATGTTTGTAACATTTGTTGTGAACCAAGACCTGTACCTACGAATGGGTCAAAGTATCTAATGATTGCCGGTGGTTGAGTGTGGTATACTCTACGAAGAGTTACACCATTTGAAACTGAACCACTTTCTAAATCAACAACATCAGCATTACCCAAATCATAAATTTGTTGACCACCAACCATTTGGAAAGAACCTGTATAGACAGTAACCTTACCACCACTCAATGCCTCAGTACCATAATCTTTTGCGATATTTACTAAGTTTTGCATATTGTTGTTCATATTGGTATTTGATAAATCCAAATCCAAAGATGAACCTTGAAGTGATAATAAATTTTCCTTAGCTCTATATTGATTCACTTGAGATGAATACTCATTTGTTGCTTCTTCAAAACAAGCAAAGAAATTGATGTCTTGAAGTTCAACATCAACGATTGGGTATCCTAATCTCTTAGCACACCATTCAGCTACTTTCGGTGCGTCTGATTGGAATTGTGTATCCGTATCAAAATATCCGAAAGGAGTTGATGAACCTGTGACAAATGAACCAGAACCTGGCCATATTGGAATATTTACTGACATTTACATCTCCTTTATGTATATAAATATGGTAATACTTACCTTTCCAAATTATTCATAAAAGAAACTACGATATATCGTGTTCCATCGGTGGTAGCTCGTGCTCCGTGCTTATGAGTAATATTTCCAGGATGTAGACTAGCATACCCTATTGGTGCCTTTACTAATTGCTTTTGTCTTCTGAACCAAGTACCACCCCCTTCATACTCATCTAAGTCTGAAAGTTGTACCAAACACGTTATGTCTGACTTATCGTGGTGGATTGATAAATGACCTTGAGCAGTTGGTGTATATTTAGCTAAAAAGTTTTCAGATGTTAAATTATCCCAACCAGGTCCTTCCAATGCCCACATATAAACTCCAAGTGGCATTACATATTCACGAAGAACTTCCATATAAATATCCTGCATTCCAATTGTTTCTAAAATCATATCGGTTGTAGGATAGTTTTCGTGTCTATCAACAGTCCAAGAGTTTGAGTGTTCGGCTTCTTCACGAATCATTCTACAAAAGTCGGCTGTAAATAGTGGGAAATTAAAACAACTATCAAATGGCTCATCCACTATCAATTCCCATTCTTTTGTTCTCATAGCATATGCTATAAACTTACGCTTCCACTCATCTGGGTTATCATAGTAACTATATAATTCAGGATGTAATCTATTTGATGATTCTATCATATCAATCCATTCGTTGTATCTAATTGACCAATCTTGATTTCTAGCAAATTCTTCAGCTAAAGTTAAAAATTTAGAAGATATATCATCTCGCTCATTTAAGAATAAATAAGATGATACAATTGCTTCGTTCATTGCGTTTGTTGGTAAGGTTGAATCTACCAAAGTACTTCTACCACCCAATAGTGACACTAAATTACCCGTATCTGAAGATATTATCTTTACACCACCCATCATCATTTCAAGGGCTGTGATACAATATGTTTCATCATACTTTGATGGGTAAATCCAATACTCGGATGATTTAATTTGTCTATATAAGTCTCTTGGTGACAAACTTCCTAACCAATTAACATCATCTAAATCTTTTTTATAGTCATCATACCACTCCATAGCGTATGGTGGTGATGCTACCCATAAAGTTAGTTGAGGATTTATACTTTTTAGCTTAGGCCAAATTTTTAATAAGTTTTCAAGACCTCTATCTGCTGCTGATGTGTATATTACTTTATTTTTATATTTTTCTTGGTCAATTTCATCAAAATCAGATACACTTATAGCATTTCCCAATACTTTCACTCGTGTGGGAGTAATATTGTAAGTATCACACAAAATATTCTTTTGATATTCTGATACTGCTATAAAGTTTGTGATTCTATTGTCTTTTAGGTAGTCTAATCCATTATTTGGTAACATTTCACCATTATACCACCCATAAAACTCATTATTATGTATCCAAAAATAAGATTTGTCATATGTAATACCAAAATCATCCAATAGAGGTAAATAATGAATATAATTACTTGCGATTACAACATCAAAGTGAGTATTACCCTCTAAATCGGAATACTCCGTGAATGTAACACCAGAATCATAATCGGAATTAACATCTCCCGATACAATTACCTCGTGACCATTTTGTGCAAACTCTTCAGCTAACTTTATAACACAATATTCTGAACCACCAAGTCCGTTTTCTAACCAATATTGTTTATTTATTGATTCTTTTTGATAACCTAAACAAAATAATACTCTCATACTACTCTACTATATAATTTAATACTTCTTCTCTATCAAAATACCTACTTCTATCCATCCAAGCTTGAAGTTGGTATGACTTATTGTTTTCTTCATCCCAAGACCAATCAAATTTACCCAACTCTTGAATCCGTTCGTGAATATATGGGTCATAATAATCTCTAATTAGTCTAGCTCTACGATTTATATCAACTCTATTGTTGTCAACTGTAGAATTACCATCATTATATTGTACATACAACATCTTTTTTAAGTGAATCATTCGAGTTTCTAAGAATGTCTTTACAACTAACTCATAATCATCAGCTACTGATATATTTCTACTATGTCCTCGTATCTTATGATAAGTATCTCGATTCCAAACTCTACAATGATTTGGCATTCCGATATTAAATCGTATTGTTTTTGGATTTATTTCAGGATAATGATGTGTTAACCATTTTTGCCCATCAAATTCTTCCCAACTATGACCTCCATACGACCAAACAAATCCATTTTCAGGATGTGCGTACCAATCATCACCAATTCTACCATATTGTCTTGGTGACCCATCGGCTTCAATCTCAGTTACATCAGTATAAACAAACCCAGCGTCTGGATATTTCTTACTTGCGTTTAAAACATCTTCCAAACAAGTTGAAATAAGGACATCATCGTGGTCTAATTCAAATAACCACTCACCATTACACAACATCGCCGCTCTATGTTTGACCTCGCCAACATTTCCATTAGAAGTTGGACTCATTTTATAGATATTAACTCTATAATCAGTCTCAGCTATATCTTGTAAGTACTCCCAAGTTAAATTATGACCTTCGGGTGAATCATCTACAACAACCCATTCCCAATTTTCATAAGTTTGATTTACTAAACTTTCATATGTTCTAAAAATCCTCTCAGTTGTTTTGTACGCTGGAGTAAATACTGATAATATTGGTGTGTCTTTATCACCATAAACTTCTTTTTGTGATTTACAAGACCAAAATGTTGACTGACACACTACATCATTAGCCAAAATGTTGTCGGCTGGGATACTATCATATGATACTATCTTACTTGAAATCATCGTGTGGTGTCCCATTTGTAAAATTTGATTAGGATACTCACCTATAACAAGTATTACATCAGGTCTATGTTTAGCAAAGTGTTTTTTAAAATCAATTGAAGATTCATATGAGTATAAAATTATTTTTTCATATAAGTTTTCCTCAAAATAAACGTCTGATATTAGTTGGTGTTCACCAAACCTATCCCAACCATAAACCAAAGCCGTTGGAAGTCCTGTTTTTCTCATAATTTATCTATATGGTTCACCACCCACCCAAAGTACAAACGATTTTCGAATACCCTTGGTTACAGGTTTTACTCTATGTAAATAAAATGATGGGAAAATCACAGCAGCTCCTTGATTTTTAGGAACTGTAATATGTCTACCTATGTTGAATTCTAAATCACCACCTTCGTAATCTTCGGATGATGACAATTGAACAGTTACTGATATTTTTCTTTGATTTTGAATATCTACACCACAATCCATATGCCATTCATAACCACCTTCATTAGTTCCATAGTACTCAGTATATTGAATTTTTTCTTCCATAGTACTTAAATCAAACTTCCACATAGTATCGTTAGCTTCAGTAATCATATTATGTAGTTTTTCATAAACCCAAGCCCACTCTAAATTTTGTGGACACCATTTTATTCTTGATTTTCTATAATCTGAAACTTTTGCCGAATCTCCTTCGCCAGTTACAGCATCTTGAAATTCTAAGTTGGATGTCATTTGTTCAATGAGTACTAATTCTTGGGGAGTGAATCCATTTTTGAACCAATAATAATCATTGAAAGTTACATCTTGCCTATATGAGTTACGGCTAAATGAGAATTTTTTATTCATAACTAATTTCTTTATATATAAATATGATTTTTTATTTATTAAATACTACCACTATTAAATGTTCTGATAATATATACAGGGTCTCCAGTTGTCCATCCATTTGGTTTAAATGTTAATTCACCACCATTATTACCATCTAATACTTCAAAGTACCCACCGCCAGTCATTTGATTACCTTTAGCGCCTTTTTGACCACCGCCACCAATGTTTCCTTTTAAACCTTGATTTCCTTTTGAACCTTTAGCTCCAGAATAACCAGTAAAGCCCGTATTACCTTTAGAACCCTTGTTACCAGCGGCACCTTTCTGACCTTTGTCACCAGCCCCACCAGTTGAACCAACGCTTCCCTTATCACCCAAATCACCATCAGAGTCAGTATCACCTTGATTACCAGCAGTACCTGTTCTACCAGAGTTACCTGTAAGACCTGGCCCACCTTGAGCTCCCGTTGACCCATCTAATCCATCAGCACCTTGAGCACCAACAGCACCAGTATTACCTTTACCACCCTGAGGGCCTAGGTTACCTTTTTGACCTTTATTTGCAGCTACACCAATATGACCTTTATCACCTTGGTTACCAGTTTGACCTTTGATTCCTTTATCACCTACCGAGCCAATGTGACCTTTATCACCTTGAGTTCCTTGGTTACCTGTACTTCCCTTATCACCTGCGGCACCTGTTGTACCTTTTTGGCCTTTAAATCCTTGATTACCTTGAGAACCTAAGTCACCAGCCACACCAATATGACCTTTAACTCCAATAGCCCCATCTAATCCATCAACACCTTGAGCTCCGGTGGCACCTTTTTGACCTTTTTGACCTTTAACACCTAAGACACCAATAGCTCCTTTATTTCCAGCATCACCTGCTGAGCCCTTTTGTCCTTTGATACCAGTTGTTCCCTTAGCTCCTTTATTTCCAGCAGCGCCTGGACCACCGACTGAGCCAGTATGTCCTTGGTTACCTGTACTTCCCTTATCACCTGCGGCGCCTGTTGTACCTTTTTGACCTTTAACACCTAAGACACCTATCGAACCCTTGTTTCCGGCATCACCAGCCGCACCTTTTTGGCCTTTTATACCAATAGCACCTTTCGTACCTTTATCACCCGCGGCTCCCTTAGAGCCGATTGCACCAGTAACACCCGTGTTACCTTTAGAACCTTTTTCACCACCAGCGCCTGAACCGCCTTGATTACCTTTTTGACCTGTGTTACCTTGAGCTCCTAAGTCGCCAGCTACACCAATATGACCTTTAGAACCAGTAAGGCCCGTATTACCTTTAGACCCCTTGTTACCAGCATCGCCTTTAGTGCCTTGGTTACCTTTAGAACCAGTATTACCTTTAGAACCTTTATTTCCAGCATCACCAGCTGTACCTTTTTGGCCTTTTTGACCCGTGTTCCCTTGAGCTCCTAAGTCGCCAGCTACACCAATATGACCTTTAGAACCA